GTTCTTTAAAAACCTAAAAGACACCACTTGCCGAACGAATTTATACCTATCCAAGTGGCGGGACCAAATCACCTCTGATGATTCGGTAATCGCATTCGCAGGTTCGAATCCTGCACCCCCAGCCAATAGATAGAAATAACATCCGTTTCCGGCAAGGAAGCGGGTTTTTTATTGCCCGCCAACGTGCGGGTTTTTCAATTCCGTGGCCAATCAAGGTAAGTATTGACCACAGATAGGGCAACCCCCTAAGCCTCAGCGGCTTCACTCATCCTCAAGAGGAAGTAAAGCGACTAGCGACGGCTGAATGAGCTGGATGGAGTTCCAGCAGGTGTTTTAACAATCTGGTGCGCTCCCCGGTGGGAATGCTGCGGTAAAGGCTCATTAGCTGGCAGTGAAAGTCTGCTCCCTCCATGTAGGTAGAACCGCTTAGAGTCTCACCCGAGAGCGCATCAACCAAGACCTTCAGTAAGTACCTGCGGTGAGCAGTAGGGGCTGGAGGAAATCGTATCTTGACAATTTAGCTAGGTAGCATGAGAGGGGGAAGGCGAGATATTTTCTATGTGATTCTGCATTACTAGACTATGTACGCCACAAGTGATGAGCTTGTACCCCCTCTCATGCTACCTAGAACGTTAGACGGTAGCTGATGGCTGGGATATGCAAAAGTGGGTTATAAAAGCGGCCAGCTAATAACTGGTGACAGGCAAAGTACACGCTTGACTTGGCGGGCCCAATCCCGTCCCCAGCTGCCACCTACCGTCTAACAGATTGAGCTAGCTTACGAAAGTTGAGCGCTCACACAGGCAGAAACGGCTACGGGCGAACCACGGACCCTGCGTGAACTAGCCCAACCCAGGTAACAACCTATTCAGGTACATGCAGATAGATTTGTGCGGTAGGGGCAGCGAGCTCCATCAATCCAGAGATGATACCTACCGCACACACCTGTCTACATGACAGGGGAACACTTGTCTGGCACTGCCTCACACGAGCGTCATTACGATGGTGCTGGATGAGTCTACACAGGTAGCTTGGGCTGTCATCGGCTGGGATAAGGCCGTGTCAGCACAGGGCGGCCCAAGTCTGCGTAGGGGAACATTAACTTAAGGGAGTGGGAGAATATGAGCGACAAAACATTAGTCGGCGTAAACGCTGGCATCGCATTGTTCGTCTTCGTAGGTTGTACCTACTGGACGATTCTCAGGTTCGTGCCAACACAAGGCACATGGTTGAGATACGCCCTGCCGCTGATACCAATAGGCTTAGGCCTGGTTCAGCTAGCGCCGTATCTGAAGAAGAAATAGGAGTCGGTTAGACTGGCGCTGGTTGCGAGCCACTCCTCGTTGCCAGCACTGGCCTAACCGGCCGAGGGAGGCGAAGGGTTCTTAGTCGTCGCCTCCCTCCAGGACCACCGGCTCAGGTAAGCCGATAGGGAAGCGTATATCCGAACCCACTGGCGAATGAAGACCCAAGGGAGCCAGAGGGATAAGACGCATTACCTGAACCAGTGTTCCGTTCTGCCGGGGCGAGAGACTAGCCCTACACTTGTGCTCTCGTCCTTGCAGATTGGTTAAAGCAAAGGAGAAATTATGCAACCCGATGAAGACGAAATGGAAGATTTAGACGGAATAGTTGGTCGTGGAGCCGGAGACCCTGACATACACGGGTATCCAGGTGAACCCCCGATAGGCGATCCTGAACGCTATGACTTTGAACCCGAGGAGGTTAATCCTCCGGTCTATCACTACCACGGCGTAACGCAGTGTGCGGAAAGGCACGATGAACCGGCCTTTTGATTTGCTCACGATAGAGAAGATCGAAGCGCTGCAAGCCGAAGCCAAAGAAAAGGGTATGGAGGTGGACTGGGAGGCCGGAAAACTCGTCCCCAGAAAGTACGCAGGGATGTCCCACCACCAACGGGACGCGGTCGCCGCAGCGGACACGAGACGCCAACATTACAAAGATTTGAACGATCAGCAAGATAACGACGCCGCAAGTCCTGAACAGGCTTGGGCGTAGGAGACATATGGCTAAACCAAAGAATCACATTCCAGGACTTTCAGAAAAGCTCCAAGTGTATGCAGACTCACGTTTGCTCGATCTACACCAGTACTCGCCCTACCACGCCAGGATTATGGACGGCGGGTTTGTTGTCCTTGATATTTGGACAACTGGTCGCTACTACATTCTGACCACTGACTACGACGAAATGACTGACGGAAATGTTATCGAGCGTGGGGGAGAAAAGGGACAGGTACCAATCTCAAGTGTTGAGGATTTAGAAAGTTTCCTAGATTTAATATTTTTCCCAGGGAAAGGGGACGCAGATGAGCAGAAGTAACCCAACGCCGACTAACCCGGCGAAGAAGTTTTTTAAGTGGAGCGGCAGCAAAGGCCAGTTGGTCTACTACGACAAGGAAAAACAGCTCGAAGTTGAAGTCAAGTTACCGTTTGAGTTTTTGGTTCTGGATCAGCTATCTACGATTACGGGTTTTAGTAAGCCTGAGAAGAGTGGCTATTGGTCCAACGAAGTCCGCTCGACGGTTAAAGAAGAGCTGACTGTAAAAACCGCTACGGGTACTAAATATGTCGGTCTGTACAAGAATGATCAGGGCATCGTGCAGATACCGAAGGGTGCGAAATACGCCAAGTCGATATACCTCGCGTTTAAAGAAGGTGACGAGTTTGTGATCGGCAACCTGAAAGCCTCCGGTTCTGCTCTGACGGCTTGGATCGAGTTGAGTAATAGAAAAGTCGTTGAACTCGGCAAAATCACTATAACTGGCTCAGAGGTGGTGGACGGCGATCTGGGCGAATATCACGTTCCAACATTTGAGTGGAGCAACGCTACGGCCGAAGAAGACGACGCTGCTAAAAAGTTGGATAAAGAACTCCAGATTTATTTGAGCCAGTATTTGTCAGCAGCACAGTTTGATCGAGCCTCGCAGCAGGATGGTCAAGAGGAAAGTGTCGATGTGTTAAACGAAGTGTTCCCAGAAGCAGAGCGCGAGTAATACCTGAGGGGGTATAGATGCACAAGCAACTAGACTGGCTCGATCAGTTAGAAACGAACAGACGGCCATATATCGAAGAAGCCCGGCAAACCGCCCGGAAGCTTCTTTCAACGCGCCCCTACATCACGATTGATGATGTTAGGGCAGTTCTCCCGCCTCCAGAAGGAGTAGACCCTCGGGTTATGGGAGCGGTCTTTAAGCAGGACGAATTTGTGAGCGTGGGCTGGACGACCAGCAAGCGGAAGGTAAATCATCGCCGGCCGATTCAGCGGTTTAAGCTGAAATATGATCCGCCTGAGGACGATCCGGATGAAACGCCGGAGCGGGAATATCCCGATGTCGCCTAGCGTAGCAAAGCTCAAGAAGAAAGCGGACGCGGCGTTCAGTTTGTACATCCGTCACAGAGACTCTAAAGACGGCCTGACGCAATGTATTACCTGCCCTGCCAGACGCCCGGTAAAGGAAATGCAGGCAGGGCATTTTGTCCGCAGGTCAGTTAATCTTCTTCGCTACAACGAAGAGAACGTCAACGCCCAGTGCCCCAGTTGCAACGTCTGGAAGTACGGAGAGCAGTACTTATACGCCCTTGCATTGGATGAGAAGTACGGTCCTGGAACCGCTGAGAGGTTGATGTCTCAGAGATTCAAGATGCACAAACTGACCATTCCCGAGTTGGAAGAAATTATTAGATACAGCAAAGAACAGATTAAGGAGGTATAAGTTGTCTGGGACGCTTACTGGCGGCAAGAAGGCCGCTGAAAATAACAAGAGGAAGTATGGACGTGACTTCTACGCAAAGATCGGATCCAAGGGCGGCAAAGCTTCCACCACGGGCGGCTTCTACGCCAATCGTGAGTTAGCGAGCATCGCTGGGGCTAAGGGCGGTAAAAGGGGCCACAGAACGGCAGACACACCGGATGAACTTTTCGTTAGACTTTGGAACTGTTCACCCAGCCCCGCCACGGTGGCGAAGGTTCTTGACCAGAAACAATCTACCGCTGTTAACCGAGCGGTCCGCTTGAGAAAGAAAGGCTATGTTCTCAAGCCTATGCCCAAGGGAAGATATGCGAAAAGTAAATCATGACGATCCAGGCAGCTCAGTATATGACAAACAGACACAACAGTTTCAAGAAGACGTACAGGCTCGGAGAAAAGCCGTCAAACACGCGGTCAAAGCTATTCACCGCCGCAGCCGTAGCTGGCTGGATAAGTTTCGGGGTCGTGGTGTTTAAGCCTACGTGGGTGTTGGAAGTGTTACTAAATTTATTTAAGTGAGGAGAAGCAAGATGACACTAAAGTTTAAGCTTACGGACGAGACGAAGATCAACGCCTTTGGTGTGAAGTTGTTCCGTATTGAGGCTATCATGGACATTTCAGCGCGGAGTGTAAAGAAGGGCGATAAAGGCGGTTGGGTATCTAGCGAGAAGCTTGATAACGGTAACGCCAGGGTGTCCGGTGACGCCTGGGTGTCCGGTAACGCCGAGGTGTTCGGTGACGCCAGGGTGTCCGGTGACGCCAGGGTGTCCGGTGACGCCTGGGTGTCCGGTAACGCCGAGGTGTTCGGTGACGCCAGGGTGTCCGGTGACGCCAGGGTGTCCGGTAACGCCGAGGTGTTCGGTGACGCCTGGGTGTCCGGTAACGCCGAGGTGTTCGGTGACGCCTGGGTGTTCGGTGACGCCAGGGTGTCCGGTGACGCCAGGGTGTCCGGTGACGCCGAGGTGTTCGGTGACGCCAGGGTGTCCGGTGACGCCAGGGTGTTCGGTAACGCCAGGGTGTCCGGTGACGCCGAGGTGTTCGGTGACGCCAGGGTGTCCGGTGACGCCTGGGTGTCCGGTAACGCCGAGGTGTTCGGTAACGCCGAGGTGTTCGGTGACGCCAGGGTGTTCGGTGACGCCAGGGTGTTCGGTGACGCCAGGGTGTTCGGTGACGCCTGGGTGTCCGGTGACGCCAGGTCTATTAAAGCCGACTTGTGGGAGCTGCTGTTACACGCTATTCCTGAAATCCCCGCTCTCAGACAGGCGATTGTCGATGGCAAAGTAGATGGCTCAGTATACGAGGGTGAGTGCGCTTGTTTGTGCGGCACGATTGCTAACGTGAGACAGTGTAGTTACAAAGAACTCGAAGGTATAGACCCTAATAGCAATCGTCCCGCCGAGGCGTACTTCATGGGCATTAAAAAGGGTGATACTCCAGAGACTAATCCAATTGCTAAAGAAGTGCTTGGGTGGATTGACGAACTCCTGGCGTTGCTTAAGGCCGCGAACTAGCAGGGAAAATGCATGAACTATAGACATTTTCTTGAAGAGAAGCACTGGAGCAGGTTCTTAGATTGGCTTAGCGAAGTGTCCTTTGACCCTCGTAACGGTGAGCACATCGACACGATCTTCTGGTGGTGGATTATCAATGTCCAGTTCCCGGCAGAAGACGAAAAGCGTGCTAAAGAAGTCGAGCGGGAAGGGTCTAACCCCACGCCTACGAGCGAACCACCAGCCGCCGAAGGCGCGGGAACTAGCCAGGAGGGCTTATGAGTAAGACACCCACCACAGACGTTAAGAGCTCCCCAGGTGTAGCCGTGGTTAGCCGTCGTAATCTCAGGCGCGGGCAAGCCAGTCTGTACGACCTTATAGTTTCAAAGCTCGATACGGGAGAACGCATCACGCTCGACGAAGCTGAGAATATCTGGCGCACGAAGGTCTGTCGCAACATGCTTAAAGGCGTTCCGCACTCTTACAGATTCTACCCCGCTGAAGACGGTACAAATAATTGGTATGGCAGGTACGACCCTATGTCGCGTGACGAAATCACTTTCACCGTGCTCAACTGGCTTACCAAAAACATCGGTATCTTAGTCATCCGAGGGTACTTGAAAGTCATACCCATGATTGAGCTAGAGCCAGCAAGGAGCCTTAAATGACCACCGAAGTCGAGCGCTCTCCTCTGCTCACGCGTGCCCGTACGAACCACCGGCTCCTGCGCAAACTAGTCCACATCCACAAATACACCACAACAGGGGACAACCTCTACACCTACACCAAAACCTGCCCCTGCGGAAAGACTAAGACAATAAGGAGGAACATGTAATGAAGATCATTACTAAAGTGGTCGTCGGTTCACGTCTCCACAACCTTCATACTGAGAAGTCAGACTATGACTATCGTGGCGTACATATAAACGACCTTAAGGATGTTCTAAGCCCTTTTGCCAAGACGCGGAGCACTACATGGATCGAGGGCGACGAAGACAATACCAGCTACGAGCTGGCGGAGTTCTGCAAACATGCCACACAAGGCAGCGCTACCATCCTTGAAGTCTTTTTCTCTAACCAAATTATTGAGTCCTCGCCGATAGCCGACGAACTGCGGGCTAACTGGCAGAAATTCATGGACACCGACAAGTTTGTACTCGCTAGCCGGGGGTACGCGCATAACCAGTACAATAAGATGCAGTTGTTTGAACCTGACCAGCGCACGCCTAAATTCGCTGTAGCCTACGTCCGGGTGTTGTGGCAATGCGCGGAGTTTCTAAAGGCCGGAGAATTCCCTTGCCAAATTACCGAACCGTACGTGCATGACTTCCTCATGGATGTGAAGAACAACTTTAGCATCAAGTACGTCCCTAAACTTACTGAAATGTTCATGGAAATGCAGAAGCGTGTCACCGATGCGTACAGCCACCCGGCCCTGAGACTAAAGCCAGACATTAATTGGATCGAGGAGTTTATCTACGATGCGTACACCAGCAATAATCTGTGACATCGACGGCACTCTCGCGCACATGAAAGACCGTAGCCCATATGACTACTCCAAGGTGTCAGAGGACGAGGTTGACCACGCTATTAGGCTCCTGCTTATCCAAATGGGGCGCGTTTGTGCGGTCATCCTTGTTTCTGGTAGAAAGTCCTGGTGCAAAACCGATACTGAACAGTGGCTTAAGGACAATCGCGTCGCCTACGATTATCTATTCATGGATCGTCAAACCGATGACAACCGCAAAGACACCATCATTAAACAAGAAATGTACGAGCAGCATATCAAAGGGAAGTATGATGTCCTGTTCGTGCTAGACGACCGCCAACAGGTCGTGGACTTTTGGAGAAGCGTGGGCCTTAAATGCCTACAAGTGGCGAAGGGAGATTTCTAATGACCACACAAGCCGAAGACACCGGGTCGCAGCAAGACTCACAAGCGAACCACACGCCCTCGCGTGAGCTAGCAACAGGGGCACTAAAGAAGAAAGAGAATTATGAACAAACACTACTACGGTACAGTTCAAGAAAGTAACAAGGGCAAGTTTGCCATACAAATTCCACTTGAATACCCGTCTTGGGGGTCAGGGCTTGTCTTGCCACCCGTTATTGAGGCACAGCTTTGGGGTCAATATCCAGTTGTTTTCGTTCTAAACACAGGTCAGGCAGAATTAGCCAAGGCCTTTGATGTTAACCAACAGTCAGTATCTCGCTACCTTAAAAATGGCGAGGGGATTCAAGAGCTCATCACGGCCGGTACATATTCTGAGGTCGATATTTGGGGCTATTCGCCCACAAAACGCAGGATGAAAGCAGCGCGGGCTACTACCGAAGTTGAGCGGTTGCAAGGAAACGACACCAAGCTCCCAAGCGAATCACTGACCGAAGCGCGAACTAGCCCAGAACTAACGGGGGAGAATCGGCATGAGTTACGAGCAATTCGCGAGTTTGCTTAAATACCTTGCTGTAAGCATAGGTATCGGTGTGGCGTTCAACATAGGCTGGGCGATCATATTCTGGAATAATGACGACCTGTTTATGTGGCACTGGTTGTCCGTACCACTAACGATGCTAATTATGCTGTATGGCGGAATCAGGAGTTGGAAGCTATGACCGCTCCAGAATCCCCACAGGCACAAGACCTAGTCAGCAACTGCTGCCACGCTGAAATGAAAGTTATGGGCGGTTCTCACGAAGGGGCCACCAACTACTACAAATGCCTTGCTTGTGGTGAGCCGTGTGACCCATACGCTTCCGACTTCCCTCAACCACACAAGGCTCCCAAGCGAACCACAGACCTTCCGAAAGCTAGCCCTCCCGGCCCAGGGGATGCACAGGGAAAGTTAGACAGAATCATGGAAGATTTAATCGTCGGCCATAACTTTGAATACGCCCGAAAGGCGATCCTAGCCCTCCTCTCAGACACGCTAGAACAGGTAGAGGCAGAGGGGCCAAAAGATGTAGATTATCGAAGTATGGGAGTCAAGATGACTGACTACGATGCTGGTGGGAATGAAGCCAACGCAGCCTGGCACAAACACATCGCTGCTACAAGACGGAGGTTACTGGGATGAGCACAACAAGAGAAATGAAAGCTTGGGATAAGGCCGTTGAGCGTCAGTTAACCCAGGGCGGCGGCTTCTGCGGGTATTGTGGCGAGGCCTGCGAACCTTTTGTTAAATCGTTGCCCCAGGAATTGCGTGACACGGCCTGTGAGTTTGATGGTGACCACCCTGATTGTGGCAATCATGACATGGCCTTAGTCGAGAAGGCGTCAGAAACAATTGGTAACTTTGAAATCTGGGAATGTCAAAACGATAATTGTGATTGGAGGGAAAGCGTATGAGAGTATTTTTTGACACCGAGTTCACCGGCTTGACGCAAAACACTGATTTGTTGAGCATCGGCCTGATCGATGAAGACGGGCGCACCTACTACGCTGAAATATCAGACTACAACGAAGACATGGTCGATGACTGGATCGCTAAGAACGTGATCGCCAACTTCACTGGAGAGCACATTGTTACATGGGATCAGATGGGCGACGAACTGGTTGAGTGGTTCAAGCCATATGAGAAGGTAGAGATTTGGAGCGATTGCTTGGCTTATGACTGGGTGTTGTTCTGCCAAGTATTCGGTGGCGCATTTGACATACCCAAAAACATCTACTACATACCGTTTGACATTTGCACCCTGATGAAGGCCAAAGGTGTAGACCCTGATGTAAACCGCGAGGAGTTTAGCGGCAGGCTATGGGGCGACGGCAGGAAACACAACGCCCTGCACGACGCCAAGGTTATTAAAGCGTGCTATGAAAGGCTCATGGAAGCCGAGCGCTCCCATCCAAGCACAAAGCCAACGGGCGAACCACCAGCCCTGCGCGAGCTAGCCCAGGAGCCCACCACTAAAGCAAAGGAGGAATTGTAATGAAACTAGGTGACTTAGAAGTAATGATTAACGGAGCAGCCCACGAACTGTTGGAGAAGCTTGAGCGTGGCGAGAACGGCCTAGACGAGTTTCTTGAAGAAATGCTCAAGATCGTAAGTGGAGCACAAGTGGACTTGTTTGAAAAGTCTATCATTAAATTCCATGATAATTTTACCGAAGACCAAGTATCAGACATCAGAGGCAAACTTATCCGCGCTTGGATTGAATGGAACGAGAAAATGACAGGTCGAAATCCCGAAAATTACAAGAAGAAGGACACTGACTATGCCTAACAACAGCCCTCATAAATGTATCAAGTGTGGCGAACCAGCAAATAGTCCCATGTGGAAAACATACTGTTGGGATTGCTACTACAAATACACTGACGGAAAGGTTTTTGAGTGACCATGCCTAACACCACACCAGAAGAGCACCACGGCATGATTTGCGGCTGTTCATCCTGCGTCAAGCTTAAAGGCGGCGCTAGTGATGTCGTAAAAGGCAGCCGCACCACACCAGACACAAATACCATTCGAGAAATCTTGCAACGCTACATCGCCGAGTACGAAGACGGTGACGTCCTTAAAGCCGGAGATGACGCCGAGGCAGCCCTGAAAGCCCGTGAGGATCGTCTTAGCCACCTAGCGCGGATTGATGAGATTGAGTTAATGCAGAAAGGCTGGCGGGGCTTTACGTCATGGTACGACCGCAATAGCGAACGCCTCGCCCATCTAAGAAAGGACAGAACATGAGCAGAGCAAACGCACAAGTTAAATTTCCCGACGGGACAATCAAGCACGGTATCTACAATGGCACTATCGACGTCTATATGGCCTACTTGACCAATTCCAACGAAGAAGCCTGGAATCTGTGGGACGCGTACAAGAAAAGTGGCTATGACGACTCACTATTCGAAAAGCGGGGAGATACTGAATTTTTTGAAGTTGAGATTGCAGACGATTATGGTGGCGGTGACACCTATAGGGGTCAGGCCACGAAGTCCCAAATTGTGAGCGAGCTTGACACTGACGACATGGAAAAAATTAAAGACGGTCTACCTGAATGGTGGGTTTCATGACCAACACCCCAGACAGTGAGCTGCGAAAAAAAGTCCTAGGCAAGATACACTTAGCAGTAAGGACTGATTTCTATAATGCCAACCGAAAGAACATGGAGTTTTTGGCTGACGATATTGAAGCCATAGTCCAGGCTAAGGTAGTAGAGGCACTAATCCTAGAACTTGAGAAGCTTGCAAATGTCTACCACGGCCAAGAATATCTCGACAAAGCCAGAGAACAAACGTGTATCGTTATGTTCGACAATCTCAGGATGCTCAAGGCACAAACTAAATCAGGAGGGAAGACGTGAACGTAAAACAATATCGTAAGAAACCAGTGGTTATTGAGGCAATGCACCCGATTGGATATACAGAGTTCAAAGCTGTTGAAGAGTGGGCCGCAGAAAGTGGCGTAGTCGTGATTGCGATGCAAGAGAATACGGGACCAGCCTTTCTCCTCATTAAAACGCTTGAAGGCACAATGCGTGCTGAGGTCGGAGACTACATCATCAAAGGCGTAAAGGGCGAGTTCTACCCGTGCAAACCGGACATCTTTGAGGCCACGTACGAGCCCGTGGACGCTCCAGACACCGGAAGCACCACCAGTGATAGTGCGAACACTGGACCGCGTAAGCCGGAAGCTAGCAAGGAGACACTCTAATGGAAAGACGAGGTTTGAAGTAAACTAGTCAGGTACAATACTAGCTTAGGAGAGATTATGAGCAAAGAAAAACGTGCCAAGCAGCTTTTGGACGAAACCTACCCAGGGCTCACTAACGCACAGATCACCGAGATACAGAGAAGGCGTTTGGCGACTGAGATTGCACAACGTCGGATTAATAGAGCGATAGAACGCATCGCGGAGCGTGGTTTACAAAAGATGGAAGAACTACGGCGTCGGGGCTTGGTGCAATGACCGACTGCTGCTTTAAACGCATCCCAGACAACTTCTACTGCCACCACGCGTATCAGAAGGTACCGTGTCATTTGTGCTGTTTAGACGGTGTATAATTAAGCCGTGATTAGATACATCAAACTGGAACTGATCAGATACGCAGCGTTTACGGTGTTAGTCTATGTCGTGTTGCGGTTGCTTGTCACGGGTTACCAATCAGATAAGTTTACAAGGATGGTTGCATGGCTGGAGACGAAATAAGTGAGTATCCGAGAAAAGGTACGTTTGTTTGCCCAGACCTGGGATGTGTCCACGAGTACTGGGAAACGGCCCCTGACGAGTTCGAGCCTTACACGGGGCAAGATGCGGAATGATGGTCATTTGTGCTGGGAGGAGATGTGAAACTCCACAATTCCATTCATGTCTATATGGGGAGTGGCGGTGTGCCCCCCGACCCCATTCACGGGGAGATAAAATACACCGGTTCCAGGAGCCTGTGTGACTGCGAGAAGGGAGAGGATCATGGGATCAAGTATCTGGAGTCTAAGGAAACCGCGCCGTTATCCAAGCATGAGCTTGCTTTTTACCTGCGGATAAAGAAACCAAAGTTGAGTGCCCCCTGAACGACGCTGTACTTCCGTACGAACCACAGACCTGTCGCGAACTAGCCCAGTTCTACGGAACAGGTCTTTTTTTAGTTAGACCCTTGTTATAAAGCCCAGCCTGTTATTAAGTGAGCTATATGGCAGGAAACCAAAGACTCTCAATAGCAGAAGAAACCAAGATAGTCGCTCTCCTCGCTAGGGGAGACACCTACCAACAGATACAAGCTGCCTTCGAAGGACTTAGGAAGCTGAACGAAAAGACCATCCGCAAGGTAAAGATACGGAATAAAGAAAACTTAGACCTGATTAAAGAAAGACAACTCCAGAGGGAAGAAGCGGACGCTTTGGCCATTAAGCAGAAGGCTAATAAACTTATCTCTAGACGCTTGGATCAATCAGATCACGATGCCGAAGCTCTCGTTAAGGCAAACGAAGACTTTGCTAAGGGAACGATTAATTACAAAGAGTGGCAAACACTTGTAGCTAAACTAAAGCCCACAAGCCTCCCAGAGCTTGTCTCAGTCTCTCGGGAGATGCATAACCAATCGAGTACCGAAACTCCGCCACAAACCCCTCACAAGGATCTACAAGCGCTGGTAGCGGCTATCCGTTCGGGTGATGAAGTAAGATTAAGTGAAATGGTATTTAAGGGGAAAAGTGATGATCTCAGCCCGGCACCTCAGGGACTACCTCAACGAGATGCTGCGCCTAGCGTGGACTAGCGGAATATCTTTCAAGCTGCATTATAAGGATCGAGTGTTCTTGCTGACCATCGAACCAACTGGCGAGACATATAAACGCAGGCCTCCGAAGCGCAAGAAGAAGGGCAAAGTATACGTCTACCTCAACGAATGCGAAGAGTGCAGGGGGATACTGGTGAGTGGGATGTGTATAGAGAAGTCATGCCCAAGTAATAATCAAGAGTCGCACAATATTACCTAAGGTGTTATTTTACGACGTCTAACCATGGGCAGCGCCATTCTACCAAGCAGCACGAGGTGAGGGAACTCGCGCAACAGACTGTGGGGCAGCAGTAAACGGGTAACGGCGAACAGAATACGAACATTCTATGGTAAGGGTTATCATGAACTGGGGTGGATGGGAGGGGCTCTGTAGTACAGGTGCATTACGCAGGGCACACGCTACACCTTAGCTATGCACGTCGTACATTCTACATTGTGCGACATAGTGTAACAGGGGTGAGTGTTATAAAGGACGTAATAATAGAGGTACACACACCACATCTAGTGTCGTATCGACCCCCATAGCACCCCGGTTAGAATCTGTCGGAGTCCCAGCACTCCAGGTTAACCCTTCCCCGACTCCCCCAACAAAAATTTTCCGTACAAACAAAAAAGGGCTTTCGCCCTCGGCTTCTGCAACCATCGTCCGTGCCAGTGTACTAACCTCCGACACCACCACAATTGTCTCTAATAAGATATTGTACCACGAGTTTTTGGAAAACAAGGCTCTGCGACAGCTTTCTTAACTTTCTACCTCTGTGCACGAAAATGGTCCAGACCCTTGTTGACAGTTGAGAATTGTCATTAGATAGTAGGAGTGGACTTTACGGATCTTGATGAAGATGATATTAAACGCCTGGCTTTGCAGCAGGTGGCGCTTCGTTGTAAGACGGATTTATTCTTTTTAGACAAAGAGATTTTGGGCTACGGGAAGATGACTCCAAAGACTCATCAGGAGTTGTGTGATTATACGACGTCTGTCTTGCCGAATCCTCCAGAGATTTCCCTGGAAGGGTACGACCCTAAAAAGAATCTTCTCCTCTTATTGATGCCCCGAGGGACGTTTAAGACTTCCGTGGTGACGATTGGTCTGACGTTACAGTTCTTTCTCCAGGAACCGGACGGACGTGTGCTCCTAGACTCGGAAACGTTTGCTAAATCGAAGGCTTTCCTTCGTGAGATTAAATGGCATTTGGAGAGCAACGAGAAATATCGGGAGGTCTTCAAAGCGATTCACGGGATGTATCCGTTTGAGACGAAGAATAAAGCGATTCTCTGGACTGACAGTGAGTTAATCCTCCCATGCAGGAAGCGAAGTAGAAAGGAACCCTCTATCTCTTGCGCGGGGATCGACGTTACGAAAAACGGTATGCATTATGATTTGATTATCGCGGACGATCTTCACTCGGAGCGGAACGTTACGAATAAGGAACAGATTGAGCAGGTGATCGACCATTATAAGCTGGCGTTCTCTCTGTTGGACCCGGGGAAACCTTTTATTATCATCGGGACGCGGTGGGATTACTCTGATTTATATCAACATATTCTCGACTTCGAGGCCGATGACTTCAATATTCTCAAAAAGAGCGCGTATAACGATGACGGGTCTTTGTTTTTCCCCGAGGTTTTGAACGAAATGGAGCTGGACAAGATTCGAAGGCGGCAGGGGACGTCCATCTTTTCTAAACAGTATTTAAATGAACCTGTCTCGGATGAGAACGCGACCTTTAAACGGGATAAAATCGTTCGCAAACCCTGGGATGAGGTGAAGAATCGGCCGGTGAATTGGTATTTATCCGTCGATCCCTCCTACGAAGGGACGTATTCGGACTTCGCGGCCTTAGTGATCGCGGGGATGGACTACCAGAGAGACTTATATGTGAAGCATGTTGTCCGGAAGAAGTTAACGTATGGAGAAATCATCCAGGAAATCTTCAAACTCTATACAGAATCCGACGTTCGCATCCAAAAGATCCTTATTGAAACGGTCGCGACCCAAAAGAGTATCGGGATTGAACTCGCGAACGAACAAAAACGAAGAAACACCTGGCTGCCTATTCAAGAGATCCGTTCGAGACAGCAATCTAAAGAGGAACGCATCCGGGGGCTGGCCCCTTTCTACGAATTTAACCATATTTTCCATGTTAAAGAATGCCCCCAGATCGAGGAACTCGAATACGAGCTTCTTCATTTCCCAACCGGGAGACATGATGACGTGGTGGACGCGTTAGCCAACATCTTAGAGGTGGCCTCGCCGCCGATGAACCGACAAACGCCGTATGATCGCGAGAGAAAGCGCAACAACCCCCTTGCTTGGAAGCCCAAGAGCGCAATCACGGGATACTAGTCCAGACCCTTGTGAGCGTGACGAGATTGCTTTGTAGTTAGAATTATGGCGACAAAAGATGACGACCTTGAGCAGCAGCTCAAAGATTTGACCGACCAGGAACTAGAATTAAAGACAATCGGCCAGAAAAACGGCTGGAAACCTAAGAACAAAATGGAGCGCGGCGTTCGCCGGCAGGTATACGAACGCTTTTATGAACTCAGGGACGCGCCCTCCCGACTAGAAGCCGAGGCTGACTGGGCCATCGCCGATAAAGAATTCCGCATGTTCATCCCTCCAGATGGGAGCGTTGACTTTGACCGCCGAACCGTCGCAGACGTTGACGACTGGCGATCTAAACTCCAGCTACCCGATGCATTCTCCGCGATTCAAACCCAAATGCAGGAGACGATCGAGCGAAAATCCCGTCCGGTCTTGAACCCGACCGAAGAATCCGATGAGCCGATAACTGAGTTTGGCAATGCTGTACTGACGTACAACATGAACAACACGAATTATGATTACGAGTGGTTCTTAGCAAAACTCGCGGCGGCGAGCCGGGGAACGGCTTTTGTAAAAGATTACTGGCGGTTGGATAAACGGATCGTAAAAGACCCTTATGATGTCGACGAAGACGGGGAACTGAAATATCGCGACAAAGAGATTATCGACATCGACGACGACTACACCGAGTGGCTCCCAAATGAATATTTATATATAGACGAAAAAGCCCTTCATATTAATAACGCGATTGACTCGGTTGAACGCGAGATTCTGAACGTCAACGAATTCAAACGAGTATACGGGCGTAAGCCGGGGTTCGTTAATACCGATTTCGTCCAACCTGGCGGGGATACGACAACCCGGTCTTTCTTCCAAATGCCGAAAGACATCAATGAAAACGATGTTGAGGTACTACATTACTACAATAAGGCCATAGACGCCTATTGGGTAGTAGCCAATAATATCTGTATCCACTATGGGCCGATCCCTTATAAACACAAAGAGCTACCCTACGCCGTCCTCTACGAATACCGTGTCCCTGGCCTGTTCTGGGGTCTGGGGATACCCAAAGTAATTCATTTCCTATCCGAAGAGCGGGCTACGATCCGACGGATGAACATGGATCGCCAGAAGATGAACATTCATAAGATGTTCCTCCACAACTCAGCATTTGGGCTCGACGATGAGGATGTAGTAATCCGTCCGATGGGGATTATCTCTGTCGACACCAACGGTCAGAGTATTGATAACGCGATTAAACCCCTTGAATTCGGCGATGTCCCGGCTTCGTACTTTAAGACTGAGGAGATTCTCCAAGAGGATATGCGCCGGGGTCATGGTATTGACGACCGGATTGTCGTTTCTAATCAGGGGACGACTGCGACCCAGGCAGCGATTGTTAAGGAGTCTTCCCTGAAACGATTGAACATGATCTCAATTCAAGCCGAGATGGACACGGTTATCCGTGTGGGACGGTTGAAATGGTCTAACATCCAATTCTTTTATCCCGTCCCTCGCATGGAGAAAATCTATGACGGCGATAAAGAGAGCGAAGAAAAGACTTATCGCAAGATTTCGGTTGAGGGTAAGAAGTTCGAGCTGGTTAAAAACTCAGACGATGCTAAACCTGAATTGAGGATGAATGATGTCCGTGGCGCGACAGCTCTTCGTTTAGACAAGAAGATGGCGAAATACCTTCAGGGGTCGTTTGACATCTCAGTCGATTCATCGGTTTACACGCCAGTCTCTAAAGCTTTGCAGCAATCCAAGGTTACAGAGGTGTTTAGCCTGGTTTTGTCGAATCCTGCTACTCTATCCGTTCTCGATCCTGAGAAGGCTGTTGCTCGACTGCTTACTGTGAACGAAGAGAAGCCTGACAACTGGATGAAGCTTAAAGACGGAAAGACGACTGCCGACTGGCAGAAACTAGCCGATGCCGAGAATATGATCATGGCAGCTGGCCAACCTCTGGCCCCCACGGAGGACGCAACCGAAGAGCATACGATGGAGCACCTGAACTATACGAAGACGGTTGAGTTCGCCGGACTCCCAGAAGAGGTTCAACAGATAATCATGGATCACATCCTCGGAGAGCACGACGCCAACCCAGCGACGGGGATGTCTTCCGATCTTCTCGCTGCGAACGGTCTCTCTCCAGGCGGGCAAGTCCCTGCAGGCATGGCAACTCCGGAACCGATGGGGCTGTCCGCTGAGACCAGTGAACCCCAGAACCAAGTAGCCGATCTCCAGCCAACTAACTTCGCAGTGCCTGAATAGTGCCAGACCCTTGCACGTCTAATTAAGGCTACCTACAGTTTGTAATATGAGTACAGTTATTGACTCGCTATCCGCGACCGACAAGAAACTCCTCATCGCTCTTTACGAAACCCAGCACTACCAGGCTCTTAAGCATCTGATTGAAGCAACGCGTTTGAATATCGCGACTCAAGCGCTGGACGCGAAAGACTTTGCCGAATTGAAGTCATTGCAAGGTCAGGCATATGCACTGAAAGCGTTGCACGGCAAATTGAAAGATTTACATAACGAGAGCGAGAGGAACAAACCTAAAAGTTGATACTTGCTCAGGCGGTGCCCACCCCCTCCTGAGCGGCTACCAGCCTTTAGCTGGCCAAGAACAAATCTAGGAGTTAAACATGGCAACAAATGCCGACGACGTCCAAGAGGACACCCAAGTAACTGAAGCCGATTTAGCGGCCCTCAAAACTAAATCCGAAGAGGTAGATGAGGAAACTCAAGACGAATCCGAGGAAACTAGCGAAGAGGAAACTCAAGAAGACGCAGAAGCTACAGGCGAGGAAGACGAGCAAACCGACGACCAGACCGCTGAGGAGGAGCAATCCGAATCAACTTTTACAAAACCCGACAAGTTCAAATGGGTAAAAGGCGACACTCCCCAAGAATTTGCTGACAACCTGATGGCGGCCTACGAGAACTCGACATCCGAAGCCCTCAAGTGGAAGAAGATAGCACAGGACTCAAAGACGTCAGAAGAGAGCACGAATAAACCTGTTGATCCAGCTCTGGCTTACGCCAGGCAGTTGATGCAAACCAGTATCGACACTGACATCCAAGACTTCTCGAAAGAGTACTCCCAGATGCAGGACGAAACTCAGGTTGCAAAGATACAGGGATACGTTGGTGTAGTCAGTGAAGCAATTCAAAGAGCTGAAGATGGCCGCATTCCTTCTATGAAGGAGTGTCTGGAAAAGTCAGCAGTTATTCTAGGATGGCAGAAAACCGACAAGCAAGAGCAGGTCGGTGCTGCTGTGAAGAACGGCGCGGCTACTACTAAAACCAACTCAGCTACGAAGCAAACCCCGCAGAGTAAAGTGTCTGACAAACAGGTACTTGTTGCTCGCAAAACCTGGGGTGCTAACAAGAGTGATGCCGAGATACGCAAAGAACTTGAAATATATGTATAGCATCACATAGAGATGCTCTGCTGATAAATTTAGGAGTTTTACTATGGCACTCGATCAAGGCCGAGTCATGCTTGGGCGTGCCGATGGCAAGGTGAACTTCGCTACCTATTCCTTCCCAGTTGCTAACGGTGTAACCGTTACAGCTGGCGACTTTGTGTATTTTGCATCAGGACGCATTACTAGTGCTTCGATTGGTGGAGCACGCTGCGTAGGAATGGTGACTGAAACAGCTACTGGTAATTCCGGTGGTACTGTCAAGGCGATAGTTTGCGTTGATCCATTGATGCGCTACTTACTTAAAAACGATAACGATTCCACGACGTTTGCTGCGTCTCATGTGGGCACTAACTTCGATTTGATCGGAGCCACCGGAGCACAGCTGGTCGACACGTCTACTACCGGAACCACAGGCCAGCTACTTTGCCTGGAATATAACCCCCAGATTGACCCAGTTAAGTCAGATACGACTTATGGTGTTTTTATTCTGGCAGAGCACATATTCTACACCGGCACTGGCGCTCAATAGTCTTTGAAAGGATAAATTAAATGGCAAGTTTAAGACCCTCATGGCCGGATCTGCTTGATCCAAATTTCCGTAAGATTTATGGTGATGAACTCAAGCTGATCCCTCAGACAGGTCCATCCATATTCCACATGCTGACCTCGACGAAGAACCTTGAGAAAGATAGCTCCGCTTCCGGTCTGTCTAAACTCGTACGGCGTTCTGAGAACCAGTCGCTAACCTATGAAGATGAAGTTCAGGGTTTCGACGTGACTTATACCCACGTCGAAGATGCCCTGGGTACATCAGTAAGTAAACGACTCTGGGAAGACGACCAGTTCAACGTCATCATGCGCAAACCGAAAAATCTGGCGAATGCCAAGATTCGTACCCAAGAAGAGATGATGGCTCACATCTTTAACTACGGCTTTACCGCCGGCGGTGGTGGAGTGTCCACGTTTACTTCAGGCGATGCGCTGGCATTGTTCGCTAGCAACCACACCCGCGAAGACGGTGGGGCAACCCAATCCAACTACGCGACGACTGACCTCAATGAAGCGTCACTCGAAACTGGCATGTTGGCAATGCGCTCGACGCTCGACCACAAAGGCCAGCTCTATCTAAGCCGGGCAGATACGCTTATCGTAGCCCCCGCGCTTGAGAAAGAAGCTCGCATTCTGTTGAACAGCACCCAACGTGTAGGAACCGCTAACAACGACATCAACCCATACCAGGGTGCGTTGAAGCTGGTTGTTTGGGACTGGCTCGGCTCGGCCTCGACCGGCGGTAGCGATACTGCTTGGTTCCTGATCGACTCAAGTCTGCATCAGTTGAACTTCTTCAATCGCTCCGATCGCGGTATGGAAGGCCCAGACTGGGACTTCGACACCTCCGCCGCAAAGTGGAAAGTCGAAGTTGTGCACAGTGTCGGCTTCTCCTCTTGGAGAGGGACCTACGGCTCCAAAGGCGACAACAGCTAGTAACTAAGAACCTGATGGGGAGCTTCGGCTCCCCGGGGGATTAAGGAATATCATGGCAATAAAACACGCGACGTGGCCTTGGGCCTCGCGGCACTCCACCGGCACGCTGCACTATAAGCAACTGTATAGCAATACATTCGGCTATACAGAGACACAGAAGGTAGTGGCGGCTGGAGCGACAGCTTCAGTTATCGCAGCTACCACCGGTTCGCTGACTGCGGATACAACGGTGGTTGATGGCATCACCCAACCTGATGTACCACGAGTCCTAAAATTGACGATTACAACAGCTACTACGTCACCAGGTACGGTAGTCGTTACCGGAACAAATGTTGAAGGTAAAGTCATTACTGAGGGTTTCGTTGTTGCTCAGGGAACCACCGGTGACGTCAACGGTACTAAGGCGTTCTTCAGTGTTACCAGTTTGTTCATACCAAAGAATATGGGTACAACTACCACTTATTCTGTTGGTACTTTGAACGTACTTGGTATCAACCATCGGCTGTTCAAGCAGAATACTACTGTCAAGGTATACTCTGCATCGACTGTCTATGGAGCATTGACGCTTCAGGCGCAACCGACAGTTTCAGCCAATGGCGGGACAGTTGAGTTGAATACGGTCACACCGGCTATTACACCGGACGGTACAAAGTTCCTTATTATCGCCTATGCCTATGACAACTGGTCTGACGGCACGAGTGTTAACGATGAGCCGGAGTACTCCACCACGACTTCGACAAGTTCTACATCAACGTCTACTTCGACCACGACGATTACAACGTCGACATCGAGTACCTCGATTTCTACGTCCAGCACGTCAATCTCGACATCTAGCACTTCCACCTCGACCAGCTCTACATCAACCTCAACAACGACAGCGCCGTAGGAGGTTTGCATGGCTGACTTTAGTAAGAAGGTACAGAGCGAGAACGAGCATTTGGGCAATCTTACTTCGGCGAGGTTTGCCCACGTTCCAGCTTCAACTACGGCTACCGTACGCTCCCAGGCTGGAAGGTTGCTTAGAGTGGTTCTCAACACCAACGGCGGGACGGTCACACTAAGGAACGGTTCAGAGGTGATAGGGATTATTGCCTCTGACGCTCCTGAGGGAACGTTCAACTACGGGGTTTACTGCAATACCGGCATCATTTGTGAGACCGGCGCAACATGTGATGTCACGGTAGTATTCGCTCCGTAACAGAGATAGACAGCTAGGTTTTCCACAACTTGGCTGTCTATTCTTTGGTTTTTAATTAGACACTTGCATTATTCCCATGCTATGATTCCGATAACGGCTAGTCTCTTAGATGCACAAGTGTAGAAGTTATCTACACATGTCTAAAAAAATCTTTATTCTCTCAAACTTCTCCACCTACCTCCGGTCTTTCTCGCCGATCATCATCGTGGAGAGCCAACTGAATATGTTAAAACGGGCTGGTTACACACCAGTCCTTATTGCTGCTGATGGTTGGGAACCACCAGAGGATAGTATCTTCGCCGAGGTTGAGACAAAGCTTCTCTCTCCCGTCGCGTATCAAGACCCGCCAATTGTCAACGATCTGTTCAAAGAGGACGTGAGTTTACTCGTCCAACAGCTAGACGATATTATCCCCGATGGGTCAATAGTCCTCACGCACGATCTGATTTTTTTGCCGGACTACACCAAGCACAACATCGCCGCACATAAGTTAGCCGAACAAAAACCGAACATCCGGTGGATCCACTGGGTTCATAGCGCCACTGGTCCGAACTCTCTAATCCAAGAAAGAGAAATGTACGGTGACGAGTATAAACGGCTTCTCTTGGACAAATTCCCCAATTCGCTGGTAGCTTACCCGAACGCCCAAGACATCCCCCGGGTAGCACGAAACTTCAGCTATGAAGAGTACGAGGTGGTGGAAGTCCCCCATGCGACCGATCCGGTAGAGGGCATGCATCCTCTGGTTCAAAGACTGTACGACGAGTTAAAGCTGGGTGAAAAAGAAGTCGTGATGATCTACCCGATTCGCTTTGACAGGGGGAAGAATCCGCACATGAATATCCGAGTCGTAGCTGGGCTAGAGGCAATCGGGGTGTCGGCACATCTGATATTTTGCGACTTCCAATCTACGGGCGGGGATAAGGTTGTCTACAAAGAAGAATGTAAAAAACTTGCTGACGAGCTTGGTGTCCGGTCGAATATTACCTTCCTCTCAGAATTTGACGATCTCGCCCAGCTTGAAGTCTCACACGGTGTAATTCTCGATTTGTTCACTCTGTCGAATGTCTTTTGTCTGCCAAGTCGGAGCGAAACGTATTCGCTGATCGCGCAAGAGGCGATGCTGAAAGGCAACCTCTGTATTCTTAACTATGACTTCCCAGCCTTTCGACAAATCTACGGAGACAAGGCGTTGTACCGACAGTTCGATGGCGCAGAGATAGGCATGGATGGATTCGACGGCAAGATCGAAACATCTCACTCGAATATCGATTCATACTTCCGTGAAAGATTCGCTATCCCGATCAAAGCGTGGTTGATGCAGGACAAAGTTCTACATGGCAAAACGTGGGTGCGTACAAAGCGTAACCCTGACTATGTATTTCGTGAGTTTATCGAACCGTTAATTATGAGCGAGGATGAGAATGCCGAAATTTAGTGTTGTCCTGCCTGTCTACTCGGCTAAAGACCCCAATGTTATCAATGCCGAACACCGGCATTATCGGGGGAAGCAGGTGCAAAGGGCGATTAAATCTGTCATTAATCAGCAGTTCCCCGACTGGGAGTTGATTATTGTTGACGACGGTTGCACCGATGAAACCCCAGAGATTTTAGATAAGTTTGTTCAAGCCGATCCCCGTATACGAGTTGTGCATCAGGTAAACCAAAACCGTGCGGTTGCGCGGAATCGCGGTATGGATGAGGCGACCGGCGAATGGATTTGCTGGTTGGACTCGGACGATGAGTACAGTACCCACTATCTCCGCGAGCTTCATCAGGCAACCTTGGACTTCCCGGACTATCAGATATTTAACTTCGGCAGTATCATCCATTTTCCCGACCATCACACAGCAATCAGAAGTGTCTTCACGCCTAGTATTGAAGAAGACGGTCACGAATACTTTAAGAGTGGGCATATCGGATGTGGGAGTTTTGTCTTCAAGCGCGACCTATGGAAGAGCAGTGACACGTACAGAATCCCCGACGAGGTAAATCCGTATCAATTCGCAGCGACTTCAAAGTTCGACATGCGTTATCCCGACGATCAGCCAGACATCGAAAACCCTGCTGGCGCGTTCACTGACGGAGTCTATCGCCACGGTCTTAGTTTGGGCAACCCCTGGGGAGACGACTTTCTCCAGTTCTACAAACTGACAAGACACAACCGTAGCAAACCTCTGGATGTGCTTTTGTACATTCAGTATCCCCGCGCCCATGAAGAAATATACGAGCACTTTGGGGAGATTTATGAAGCCAATTGATTTGCATCTGGTGAGCTGGAACCGGCCAAAGATGACCGAGTTAGTTATCAAAACCATCCACCGAAATACCAAGCGAGACAACTTCCGGTTGGTTGTGCTTGATAATGGCTCAAGTCCCGAGCAACAGGCTATGTTATTCAATCTGCACGAGCGGGGATTGATTGACGAGCTAGCCCTGTTATCCAGAAACTTCGGATTGGAGGCTGCTCGGCAGAAGATGCTATTAGAGTCAACCCGCAGCGATTACTTCGTTTGCGTGGACAACGATTGCTTGCCTCCACCTATCTCTAAGAAAACCGATTGGCTGGAAAAGCTTGTCGATCTCGTGAAGCAATACGATGACTTTGCGGCCATTTCCTGTCGCACTCAAGTAATGATTGGTACGGGCAATATATTTGAAGAAGCTGACCAAGCAGGTGATGACATCGTCGAGTTCCCTCACCCTGGCGGCAGCTTGCGCATTATGAGAACTGATGCCGTGAAACAAGTCGGAGGCTGGGACAGAGAAGCGCGTGGACGCGGTGGTGAGGAGCGATATATCTGCGGAAAATTAAACGACGTTGGTTATCGGACGGCTTTCGCGACGAAGATTAAGTGCTTGCATTTGTTCGGCACAAGAGGCTCGAATGGAACCGACCCTTGGGGGTACACTCAGGATATGCGGCCTGAAGGATCAGGGCATAACGATATTTCCCATCCGGCACTGACGCAAGGAGATAACGAGAAGGACGTGATTCGATTCGCAGGTGACTATCTAGCAGGGAGATACTTCGGATGATTACAGTAATAATCAAGGATTCGGGCGAGCCTAGAGTCGTCCAGCTCACATATGAAAATATCTGGAAAGAGATCAAAGACATCCCAAAGTCCGAAATCATCGTGTCAGAGGACTGGTTTGCGCCGCTCAAGGATATTAAAAATACTTTCGTGTGTCTTGTGGAACCAGATTGCCTAGTCAACTCCGGTTACTTCACCTCTATGCTCGGGTTGATCGAACAAAACCCTCGCTTTCGCAAGATGTCTATGCTCAGTTCATCGGTTGCAGTCACGCATTGGGTGAACAGATTTTATGGGTACAGTCTCAATAACGGGTACACCGACGCGGTTGTGCCAAACCGAGAGAAGAAGTCACGCGGGCTTTATCCGATCCAGATCGGGTATGTGCCTGGCGCGATTGTCCGGATGGCGATGCTCAAGAAATTTATTAAAGACCTTAACAGAAACCCCGGATGGCAAGATGATCTTGTGACGTTCTCTACCCGGTTGTCGCTTGAGTTCTGGCAGCAAGGTGATGGCAATCCTGTTTTTGTTAATCCAAACACAACTTACGTAACAACTGAGGACTATGTCAACAACATCACCAATATTGACCTCAACGTTGGTGAACTGCCAGAGGTATTTAGAAGGGAGATTATCTCATGAGCGGAACGTGGCCTCACCAGTTCACTAAAAACGGCAAAGAGTACCAGATCGGTGAACAACCTTATCTGGATGAGTTGACCCGCAAAGTTATGGCACAACCGATGATTTGCGTGCATTGTCACAAGGAGTACGTCCAGGGAGTTGACCCTAGACCGCTAGACCCTTGCCCAGCGCGAAGTGATAAGAGAGAAAAGAAGAGGATACTCAATACATGAACTTTTGGGACAATCTTTTAGGCGACGATGACCATGCCGCAACCTATATGGAAAGCTATGGGGAGGGGCCAGGGTTTGAGCTGCGTCACCGTATTGGTGCTTTGATTAACGATGGCGAATCCGTGCTTGATGTAGGTTGTGGGCCTGGGTGGAATCTTGACCACTTTCAAAGTTTTGGACCAAGCGTTGGCAAATATAGAGGGTTAGACTATTCAGAGAGGTTTGTCAGAGTAGCTAACGAGAGGTGGGTGGGCCGAGAGGCATTCTTTGCCACGCACGTCGTAAATTATCAAGGGGAGAAGAATAATAATCTCTCCGATGCTCTTCCTCTGTTCCGTTTGGGCGACGTTCGTAATATCGAGGAGCCAGATAAGTCGTGGGATGTAGTCATTCTCCAAGACGTGCTTGAACACACTAATGGCTACAAACAGCCCATTCAAGAGGCGTTGCGAGTAGCCAAGAAGCGAGTCATTATTACTTTTTGGCACCTTGCCGACAGTGATTCTCCCCATATAAACGACGACGGTGACGACGGCTGGGGGGCTTGGTACGACAAACGTGAATGGGAAAAGCACCTCGACTCTTTGGGGATTCATTGGCTGTTGGATGAAGCTGAGATCGGCAATCGAATCCGGCACATCTATGTACTTGATAAGGAGATCGAGTGAAAGATTTAATTATCGGTTTTGGTCAAATCGGCAAAGCAGTGCAAGAAGCTATTTGCTTTGATCAAGCAAAGACGTTAGATAGCACGGCGAAAGATATTATGCCTGGGGTCAACGTTATGCATGTCTGTTTCCCATACTCAGACGATTTCATTTCACAAGTTACAGACTACATTAAGAGATTTCAGCCAGAGCACATCGTCATATACTCAACCGTGCCGATTGGAACGTGCGGTGAGATAGACAGTCGTGTTGTACACTCACCAATCGAAGGTAACCATCCCAATCTGGATCTTAGCATTCGCCACGCCAGGCGGTGGGTTGGCTACAACAACGAAGAAGAGGGTAGATTTTTCAAAACATACTATGCGAACAAAGGGTTAAGCTCGAAGCTTGTGCCGAGTACACATTTTACCGAAGCGCTGAAACTCCTCAGCACAACAGAATACGGTCTGAATATCGAGTTTGCCAGATACAAGAAGCACATAGCCGATGAACTTGGTATGACTTTCGACCTAACGAAGGAATGGAATCTGGACTACAACAAACTCTACAAGAATCTCGGGCTAGGGGACAGGTACCAAAAGTTCATTCTTGATGCGCCCGAAGGGAGCAAGGGCGGGCACTGCGTCACGCCAAACGCCAGGCTGTTGTTTGAGCAGTATCCGGCTGAAATCTTACGAGAGGTTGCCGAGTTATGATTGTCTTCGACTCTGATGATTTTGGATGTGACCACGTTATTTCTGACATGTGCCAAAGCCATGATTGCCGCGATATTCTCCTAGAACTTAAGAATGCTAATCCAGCTTTTAAGGCTACCTTGTTTGCGATACCGGGAGAAATGACACCCGAACTAATCCTGTGGGCGGTTGCTAATAGGTCATGGATAGAACTTGCTGTACACGGTATTTTTCACAGGAGCAACTACGAGTGTGCAGGATTAACTGCTGAACAATTTAAGCAAGATATGGCGTTTGTAGAAGATGCTGGATTCATTAGGTTTTTCGCTAAAGGTTTCAAGGCACCAGGATGGCAGATAAGCGACGGCGTTTATCAGTGGCTTAAAAATAACGGCTGGTGGGTAGCCGACCAAGCCTACAACGATGAACGCCGTCCGACAGACTTGCCTGTCTACAAGATTGGCGAGAATTCTATCCACACGCATACTTGGAATTGTGTCGGCAATGGGGTTTACGAGTTATACGATCAGCTTGTAGAGCAGGTAAAAGATGAGACTGATTTTAAGTTTGTTAGCGAGGTTGTGAATGCGTAACGATTGGTGGCACCAAGAATTCGCCAAAGGCTCTCCGGCCGCTCAGATGGGTGGCCCAGAAGGGCGGCAAGGCGTGGATCATGCGACCCATGAATGGTTTACCAAACACGTCCCAGAAGGCAGCTCTGTGCTGGACGTTGGCTGTTGCAACGCACACACCCTTGAGTCGTTCAAGAAAGCCGGCAAGAAGATTACTTACCACGGCGTTGACCAGCTCGACGGACTGGTCGCATATTGTTTGAGTACTTATCCCGATGCTGCTTTTTCACAGTCTGATGCCTCAGACTTACAGCAGTTTCAAGACAACTCGTTTGACTACGTTCTCTCCCGTCACGTAGCTGAGCACTTGAATCACTATTCTCAGCACTTTATGGAGATGTGGCGCGTAGCTAAAAAAGAAGTTGTGATTGTCGGGTTCCTAGAGTTCACGGGAACCGACTTTGACAGGTTGCAATATGGCGTCAAAGAGAATGGCAAACTTCTGGCCCATTGGTACAACCAGTACAGCCGCGCAGGAATAGAACGGTTCATCGCTTATAACATGCCGACGGCAAGCGTTGAGATCGTCGAGGACTACGAAGAAACCGGACACCCGATAATCATCATCAGAAAGGAACAGCCGTGAGTTACAGCGTAGTCATACCAAGCCTTGCCAACGAGAAGACAAAGCCCTATCTAGAGCTTTGCGTTAAAAGCCTTCGAGAGAGCGGGTTCGATGGTCAGATCATCGTAGTAACGAACGGTACTACTGCGCCGATCCCGTTACCGGAAATTGCCAACATGTGCGTGCGACTGCACACCCGCGATCAGGGACAATGCAACGCGGTCAATATCGGAGCGCAGATTGCAACAGGTGACTACCTGATGATTAGTAACGATGATATGTACTTCGCGCCTTACTGGGGTAATTATTTACGATTCGATGATCCAGTATTTTCCCCGAATCTGGTAGAACCTACTGACAATGCCGGTTCCGCCCGGCCGTTTATGAAGCTCGATGGCGGGTTCACTATAGAAGCATTTGATAAGGGTAAGGTTGACGAGTTCGTTGAGGAGTGGGGGTATAAGTTTAGCGGACGGGCTACGCCGATACGGGAAGAGCCAGGCTTTAACCTACCCTTTTTTATAAAGAGAGACCTCTGGAATCTTCTAGGGGGGTACGATACCGCCTACGATCCCTGGGGGAGCAACAGTGACACCGATCTACAGACGCGTATAAACCTCGCGGGCGTTATACCGATGCGCCTTAGAGATGTTCTGGTCTATCACTTCTCAAATAAGTCTGGAACTTTTGACGGTACGCACCAGGACTTTTACCAGAACAATCTCGAATACTTCAAAGATAAGTTCGGCTTTGACCGCGACGAACTAGGCTCGGATGTTTGGTACAACAAAGACATGATCCCAACTGATGAAAGCAAGATCAAATACCAGCATGAGAAGTACAATGGTTGACCTTGAAGCATTAGATTTAAAAGCCAACCCTGGGGCATTCTCTACATTTGACATGGCCGTGCTGGTTCCAGAGGTAGAGAAACTAAAGTCAGGCCAACTATATCTAGAGATCGGGGTTGATAAAGGCAAGTCACTTTCAGTTGCCCGAATGGTCGCTAAGAAGGGGGTGAGAGTTTACGGCGTTGATCTGCGTGATAACCCACAAGTCCCGGATACCGTATTCATTCACGGCGACAGCACGAAGGTTGCATTTGCCGGCGAGATAGATGTTCTTTTTATCGACGGTGACCACTCTTATGAAGGTTGCAAAGCAGACATAGACGCTTGGTACCCAAATATGGCCGAGGGCGGCGTGATGCTCTTCCATGATTGCGATGAGTCGTCACCCGGGGTTGTCAAGGCGGTTAAAGAATTTGTGGAGAAATACGATCTTAAAGACGTTTACTATGATCCCAATCAACGTTGCAGCATGGCGAGGATACGCCTGTGAAGGGCTTAACTTCGGTTATAGTCGTGGGGTACCATAAGACGGCCATATCAGCACACATGACGATGGCGTGTCTTGCGAACCTCACTAAATACACCGACACCGACGACTACGAATTGATCCTGATCGAAGACGTACCAGAGTTTAAAGTCCGTGATGACTACCATGTTCTGAAGATTGACAGACACATCACCTTGGATGAATACACCAACTATTCAACGAAGATGAACCTCGCTGCTAAAGAGGCAAAAGGTGATGTTTTGTGCTTTGTGCAGAACGATGTTTTCGTGTGGGAGGGCTGGCTCGAAGGTTTGCGTTACTATCTAGATAATGGTCTAGGTGACGCTATTATCCCCGCGCAATTCCCCTGTACTCGTCAGCAAATACTCGAATCCTATCAGACATCTATGGAAGAAGGACTCAACAAAGGCGCTCGGGATGCGTGCATGATTATGATTACACGGGATGCGTTTGACCGGACGGGGGGATTTGACGACAACCTACAAGCGTTTGTGGAGGCGGACTTTTACCAGCGCATGAGCGATAACGGCGTGAACCAGATCACAACTAACAAGGTCCAGGTTACGCATCTTACGCTCGGCACGCACTACCAGGACATGAAAGCGTTTGACGAGAAAGTAGACCACGACTCAAGGATCAGGAACACATGAAAAAGTACGTCTATCTAATCACTGGAGGGTCGGGGTCTCTAGGTAAAGGGTTGTTAGAACGCATCAAAGACGCCAAAGAGATACGGATAATGTCCCGTAGCGAGACTGGACAAATCCCCCTGAAGGCTAAGTACCCGCACGTTAAATTCATCTTGGGTGACGTTCGTGACCCCCAGGCAGTCAGAGATGCGGTCAGGGGCGTTGATATTGTTATCCACGCAGCAGCGTTTAAGTTTCTCGACCTCGCGGAGTCCCAGGTGAGGGAGTGCGTGTTTACGAATGTTCTCGGGTCTCTGAATGTTATCGACGCGGTGAAGCAGGAACCAAGCGTGAAACTTTGTCTTGGAATCTCCACCGACAAGGTAGTCTACGCCCGAAACGTCTACGGCTGTACCAAGCATATTATGGAGAAGCTTTTCAAAGAGGCTGACACTCACTCCAAAACTAAATTCGCCTGTGTTCGCTATGGGAATGTGCTCGCTACAACCGGCTCGGTGCTAACTATCTGGGAGCGCCAGAAAGCCGAGGGGAAGGCTTTGACCATTACAGACAAGCGTATGCGTCGTTTCTTCTTTTCACTTGATGAAGCAATCGACCTTATCTTCTACGCAATGAAACACACGAAAGGCGGTGAGGTGTTTGCGATCAAAATGCCTTCACGTTCGATTTACGAGATGGCGCAAGAAATCTCCGACGACATTATCGAAACTGGCTTGCGTCCTGGAGAGAAAATCTACGAGCATTTGGTAGGTGACTACGAAGGCGAGGAGTTCACTAGCGAAGAAAGTGGTAACAACGAAATCGTGGTATTAAGATGAAGGCAATTATCTTCGGCAGCGAGGGGTTCGTCGGGAAACACTTAGGCGAATATCTCATCAATCAGGGCTGGGAAGCTAAGGGGTTTAATCTCCGTGGCGGGCAGAACATTCTTGATGCGGAACAAGTCCGCAACGTCCTGGATATTGAACGACCTGATGCGATCTTTCATCTCGCCGCGCAAGCGTACGTCCCTGAATCTTTTGTTAATCCGAAACGGGCTATCGAGGTTAACGTTCTCGGGTCACTGAACATCTTGGAAGCTGTCCGGCAACTCGGTATAAAACCGAAGATTCACCTCGCAGGGACGAGCGAGGAGTACGGCGATTCTCTTTATGGTGATGGAGACACGACCGAAGAAACCCTACCAAACCCGCAGTCTCCGTATGCGATCTCAAAACTTGCGATGGACCATCTCGGACAGCTTTACGCTAAATCCTATGGACTGCATATTGTTGTTACCCGGGCCTTCAACCACACCGGACCAAGCAGAGGCGAGATGTACGCTGAGTCCTCATGGGCTAAACAGATTGCGGAGATTGAGTTAGGCAGAAGGGTTGTCTTGGAGCACGGCAATCTTGAGTCAGTGAGAAACTACACCGATGTAAGAGACATTGTCCGAGCTTACAGCCTGGCGATTGATCTACCGTCGGGCGTATATAACATCTGCTCTGACCAAAACGTAAGTATGCATGATGTGCTCGACACTCTGATCGATCTCTCCCCGAACCCCATCCCGACTAAAACAAACAAGGCGTTATATCGGCCGGCAGATTTTAGCTTTAAGACGCCCTCATGCGAGAGGTTTGTAGGTCTGACTAGCTGGAGCCCGGAAATACCGCTGGCTACTACGCTGAAGGATCTCCTGGAATACTGGCGGGGGAGGCTAGCGTGAAGATATTATTTCTTGGAAACTTCCTCAGCCCGTCTTGGGACGGTAGTATTCCAGACGAGGAGCATATTGCTTCTGCGTTGGAGCAGTTAGGACATAACGTCCGGAGATGGCAACGTGATGGAGTGGTCCCTGCCCCAGCCGAGATAGAGTTTAGCCCTGATTTCATTCTTATTGCTCAATGGGATGGCTATGGTGATATGCAGATTGGTATCGTCAAAGAGTTCAGAAAACCCGTCATCTACTGGGCCTTCGATCACCAAGCCGACGGCCAGGATTGGCATGAGCGGCTGATCGAGGCATCTGATCTCTATCTGAGCAAGCGCATCGCTGATAGCAAATACCCGAACTGGCAATGGCTGTCGCAGGACTTTGCCCCAGAATTTCTCGATAAGTATCCTGAGCGTATCGAGAAAGATATCGATGTCTTGTTCACGGGCACATATCTGCCTTGGGCAACTGATCGCAACAAGATTCTAAAAGCGGTGGACGAGAAGTTTAACTTGACCATCCACTCCGTAAATCCTGACGAGTGGAAAGTCCAAGGATTCAAGAACGTCCACGGACCGGTTATGGACGATGCGTTACCCGCGCTGGTAGCCCGTGCGCGGATTAATCTTTCTATTGACCATACGCTAGAAGCGGGTTACTGGTCTGACCGCAACGCTCAGATTATGGCTTGTGGCGGGCTCGTAATGTTTAAGTATGTCCCGTTATCCAAGAGCATCTTCAAAGATCATATTGTTTACTTCAAAGACGTTGAGGATTGTTTGTGGCGGTTGGGACAATTACTCGAACGTCCGCAAGAAGATTTAGACTCAGTTGCCGAAGGGGGATACAGATATGCGCACGAGTACATGATGGTTGGGGATAGAGTGAAAGATTTGTTAACGATTGTGGATGACTACTTATGAAGATAGCTCTATTCGATCCGTACGGCGGCAAATTCACCGACGGTATGCAGAAGTGGTGGCGGGAGCATGGCTACGAAGTCGAGTACCAGCGATACTACAACCCTCAGATCGCTGAACAAGCGGATGTCCTATGGTTCGAAACCACCGATAATAATATCGCTTCAGCCACCAACCCAGGCCAAGCGATCTTGGCGGATGACGCAAACTACAAACCCTGGGATTTGCACGATATGGATATGTCGAATAAGAAGGTGATTGTCCGTGCTATCGACATCGAAGTCTGGCAAGGGCATTTCGCGGCTGCTCACTGGGACTTAGTGGACGATCTTATCTTCATAGCCCCGCATGTCAGGACATTAGTTGACCCTGATGCTTTGCCGTTGGTTACAGAAAAACTAAAGCTTCACACGATTCCTTGCGCTGTCGATCTAGACAAGTGGACGTTCAAAGAACGCGGCCCAGGCTTCGACATAGCCGTGATTTCCGAAAAGTGGACATCGAAGGGGACCGATCTTATCCTCCAAATTGCTCTCAAACTTAAACAATTTGACGAACGCTATAAGATCCACTGGCTAGGCCAACGGAGTGATTACCCCTGGGAGTATGCATACTTCGATGAATTTGTGGAGCATCACAACTTAAACATCGAATTTACGAATATCTTGAATGACGGATCGACGGTTGACGACTTTCTGGAGGGAAAAAACTTTCTACTCCACGCGTCGCATAAAGAAGGCTTTTCTTACGCTACGGCTGAAGCGATGGCAAAAGGAATCAAACCAGTTATTCACCGTTTCTTCGGGGCTGATGATTTGTGGGGGAGCCTGACGTGGAGTTCTATCGACGAAGCAATCGAGAAGATTGTGATCGGAGAGTACGACTCCCACAGCTACCGGCAGTTTTTAATCAATCACGGCTATGTAATTCCTGACATGATGGAAGCGATAGATAAAGTAATAAAAGGAGAGTCAAGATGACCAGAGAAGAAGCACATAAGTTAGTTGACGAATTATTCGATTCTAAAGAAAAGCAGCCTGCCTTAACAGCGGAAGACATAGTTACTCCAGCATCAGCAGCCAACGAGCCAGACCCAAAACCCGAGCCATCAAAAGACAAGCGCGCGGTCCGTACTAAGTCAAGCGGCGACAGGGTTTACTTACTTGACGAGACGAAGAAAACCCGTCAGTGGGTCACGAATCCGACGGTTCTAAAAAATCTTGGCTTTGAGCTGCCCGATGTCAAAGAGATAGACGATGCCGAGATGCTGAAGTATCAAATGGCACCTGCCCTCTACCGAGTAGAAAATGGATAGACCGAAACTCAATACATTCATAATTCCGATCCTGCGTACTGATCTGATCGAGCGGTGCTTGGAGACGCTTTACCGGTACACGGAACCGAACTTCTACGTGTTTGTTATCGATCAGTCGATTGAGGGTCTGGACCCAGAACTCAGGGACAAGTACAAGAATCTGATGGTCATCCGAACACCGAAAAGTGATCTCCACTACACGGGGAACCTCGGCCATAGCCAGGCCACGAACTTAGGAGTTCAACTCGCACAGACGCCCTACGTGACGTTCCTGAATGATGACGTTGAGTTTGTCTCGAAGAAATGGTGGCAAGGTGTCCTCGATACGTTCGAGAAGGTAGAGACAGCCACACCTACTCGGCCGGCGTTACTCATCAATGTAGGCTCGATAAAGCTTCCTGATTGGTCTGTTGGGAAACCGAAGGGGGAGGACCACTACATCCTGCCTTACAAGGACGAATACACAGATGCGGACTGGGATTTTTTGGTCAACGAAGAACATTACGTTAACGAACATCTGACAATTCAACCAGGTTCTATTATTGATGGTATCAATCTCTACTGTTCGGTTGTCGACACTAAACGTCTGCTGGAAGTTGGACTGATTGATGAGTTCTGGTATCCGGGCAACTTCAATGATTATGACCTCTGTTGTCGAGCCAGTATGTTCGGCTATCGCTGCGTTGGGACGACTCTATCCTGGGTTTTTCATCATTGGAGCCAGACCTTTGAAAGCGCAGATCAGGTCAGTCTATTGGTTCAAGACGAACTGAAGCACTTCAACGAACGAGAGAAGTGGGGAGATCGTTTCGAACTCTGGGGCGTGCGCTGCTCGAAGGAAGGTTGTGACGAGATCATGCACACCAAAGACGGCGTGAAGGCAACTTGCCCAAAGCATCCTGAAGAAGTCTACGCTATGCCAGAGAATACGATCGAACCGCTCTAGACCCTACCCCGAGGCCAGTGTCTTTGCCATGCTGAAAGTATGGCACGCCTGCGCTCTAAGGGTTTTGAGTTTAACTCCGCTACGGCGGGGATGGAGTGGTCAGACGTTGTTAATGCGCCGACCATTGTTACTTCTCCCGTCCGCTCGGGGACTTACGCTGGTTCGATCCCGAGTTTGACCAGTGGCGTAGAGAAGTTCTTTGAGGATGTTTTTGCCACCTCCGATCAAGCTGGCGACCACTTTGTCCGGTACTACCTCTATATCACTACGCTACCGAATGTCACCACTACGATTTCGGCTTTTGTCAACACCGCTGGCGATCAAACGGGGTGGATTGACCTCACAACCACCGGAGTCTTGGAACTGTTTGATGGAGTTGGTAATTCTGTTGGCACGTCATCTGCCCTCAACACCGGGCAATGGTACAGGATCGAGCACAAGCACGGCGCGACTACGACCATAGATGAGTTCAAGATCGACGGCACCGTGATCGCTACGACGGCCACGGGCGGTGGCGGGAGTATCGCCAGGTACCGCTTGGGCGGCAACATCTTCACGCAGACCACTACTACGATCTCAATCCAGTTTGATGATTATGCCATTAACAACACGGCTGCTGGTGCGGGGCAGACCGGCTACCCCGGCGACGCTAAATTAGTCCTAGCCTTGCCTACTGGTGCTGGTGACAACGCTGCCACGACCGGTACGTTCAGCATGATTAATGAGATCCCGCCCTCCGATACTGCCACCACAGGCGTGACGATGATTGAGCTGGACACCAACACTTCTATCGGTGACTACGCGATGACCGATAGCTCAACTCTGGGCATTGCATCTGGTGACACGATTCAGTTGGTGGACGTTTACGCTAGGGTGCGCGAGGAGACAGCAGGAACGTCAAACTATACGCTGCGGATCAAGTCCGCTTCTGGCGGCACGGTATCAGCTAGCACCAGTGTGGATGCCGGCGACGCTACCCCTCGGACAAACCCGAGCGGTACTACTGCCTTCGGAACACGGCTTGTATCGTACACTGACCCGACGACTGCGGCGGCGTGGACGCCCACAGGGACCAATTCGATAGACAACATGCAGGTCGGAGCCGCTACTACTGATGGTACGCCTGATATATGGGTGTTGTGGCTCGGCGCTTACATTGAGTATGTCCCATCGGCTACCACAACCTCAACATCCTCTACGTCGTCAAGTATTAGTACAAGCTCTACGAGCTCTTCAATTTCGACTTCATCGACCAGCTCAAGCATCAGCACATCGTCAACTTCCAGCTCAACTTCTACCAGTAGCACTAGCTCATCACGGTCGACTTCTACGTCGAGTACGTCAAGCAGCGTCTCCACCTCATCGACGTCCAGTAGTCGATCCACGAGCACCAGTAGTACGTCTAGCTCTCGGTCGACATCGACCAGCTCAACGTCATCATCGATTTCCACGTCTTCGACTAGCTCGTCAATAAGTACTTCGTCGACGAGCAGTTCAATTTCGACCAGCTCCACCAGTAGTAGCATCTCGACGTCTTCGACGTCTAGCTCGATAAGTATTTCGACGAGTAGCACATCTAGCTCCACGAGCCTATCGACGAGTTCGACAAGCTCGTCCGTGTCCACCTCCACATCCTCTACGTCAAGCAGCACGAGTTTTAGTACATCGAGCACTTCGTCTTCGACATCAACGACTCAATCGTTCACGACCTCCACCAGCAGTACGAGTACTTCTTTTTCAACCAGCACGACGGCCTTAAATGTTATGGCCTTTCCTAGACCGCGCATTCGTCCTGAGGTGATGGGATTTAGAATTAAAAAACCAAGGATCGCATTTCGATGAAAGACATTAAACCCGTTAGCAAGCTGAAGAACCAACCACTGACCTCTAGCCCGCAAGCCGGGTATCCTTCGGCGATTATGGACGATACTGTTTACACGATGGACGACAGCCGAGTGCTCATGGGAGGGGAGGTCAGCACAGCCTCAAGTGTCAAGGGGCGTATCAAAACAGTGAAGCCCTCCAGCACCATCCGGCCGTATCGTTAACGCCCCAGACCCTTGTAGGGTCTCTTGGGTTGTCATTAGCTAAAGATATGGCATTCCCCGGGGCACTCCCAGCAGCAGGTACCGCATCGTCAACGGATACTCTAGCCGCTGCCGGCCACACATCACTACACAATACTGATCGCGACGAGATACGAGCAATTGCTACAAAGGTCGGAACTGGCGCTTCAACCCCAGCAGCAGGTACCGTTATGCGCGGAACCGGTGTAGGTACATCCGCGTGGGGTGCCGTTAGCCTAACGACTGATGTGACTGGCACACTCCCCGTTGCAAGCGGGGGTACTGGGGTGACCTCAACAGCTGATCTCATCCAGCTCGTCCTACCTACAGCCTACCCCGTCGGCTCGATATATACGTCTGTTGTTTCAACCAATCCAGCAACACTTTTCGGGTTTGGTACATGGGTTGCTTTCGGTCAAGGCAGGGTACTTGTTGGCCTTAACTCAGGTGATACGGACTTTGACACGCCTGAGGAAACAGGTGGCGAAAAGACTCACACATTGACAGTGGCTGAAATGCCCGCGCATCAACATACTGGCGGCATTACTACTGGTGGGGCACTAGGCATTAAGTCAGCTCCGGACGTCGGGACGACTCTTCAGGATACGGGCAGTGTGGGTGGTGGTGGGGCTCATAACAATGTCCAGCCTTACATTGTTGTTTATATGTGGAAAAGGTCGGCGTAATGATTATTCCTGTAATAAATCCCGAAACTATTGATCTGGAAAAGTCCTACTTGGCTGATCCAATTGCAGCAGGTACGACGTCCCTAACGGTTAAGAATAATAATCGCTTCGTCGCGAATGATCGGATCATGATCGGTGAGATGGGGCATGAGAAGACGGAGGTTGTCACGATTTCCTCCGTCTCTGGCGGAACGGTCGCGGCTGTCGGCTCGACGGTCTTTGAGCATGAGGCTGACGCTCCTGTGTACAAGCTTTTGTTTGACCAGGTTAAATATTACCGTGCGACCTCTCTAAACGGTTCCTACTCTGTTATCTCCACACAAGATATGGATGTCGACAACGCCAACTTAACCACGGTTTACGATGACACATCCGGTACAGTTAGCCACTTCTACAAGTTCACGTTTTATCACAGCGTGTCGGCTGTTGAGAGTTCGTTCTCTGATCCTATTGCTGGTGGGGGGTATCGCCGACGGCAGGTTGGAAATATCATCGACGAGGTACTCCAGGAGGTTTCTGACCCGAACGAAACACACGTCACCAGGAACGAAATGCTCGGATACTTTAATGATGTAAACGACGATTTGACCATTAATGTTTCCAAGCCATATGACTTTCTTCGGACACGCACAGCTCTGACAAGAACCGCAAATACGATTACTCTGGATTTTCCAACGGATTCAGATGGAGATGAGACCATGTGGAAATTTGACCGCATGGATTATAACTTCACTGACACGACTCCTGATCCTGACACGGATACGATGAAGACCATTGACGTTATCCCGGAGGAGGAGTTCCGCAATCGCTATTCGGACATTGAGATAACGGCGACAAACGTGGACGATCGAATGCCAGACGCAATTTCTTTGGATACGGCAGTCAAAAAAATTCGCTACTGGCCTGCCTCAGAGAACACGATTGCTAACGCTTTCTATCTGTACTATTGGAAGTTCTTTACACGTATTGATTCTGAAGGGGACGTGATCGAAACCCCGACCCCGAAAATTTACAAGCTCTACTCCAAGGGAATGTACTACCGGAAGCGTGGTGTAACCGAGCCAAGCTACAACCAGACTGCCGACAGGTATTTTGCTGACTATGGGATAGAGAAATCTAAATACACCGGGATCGACCGTCGAGATAAAGGGACACCCCGTAGTTTTAGACCAGAGACCCGAACGATTAAATCTTTCAGGAGATAGCCTTGCCACAGCAACGTCAGTATAACCAGCTTGATCTCTCTGGCGCGGTCCAGCGAGCCACCTCTCATTTGCTCCGCAAGGGGAATGAAGTTGTCGATTCCAGAAACGCGGCCTACAACATCCGCATAGGTTCGGCTGTTCGACGCCCTGGATATGAGAAGGTGGGCAGGACAATTGAGCATGGCAACGATTCTCTGGGGGCGACGGTTTATAAATACGATCAGAACAACAAGATCGTCGTTGGGATCAATAATTCTACAAACACAAACGCGACACTTCGGTATCTAGACACCGCCGACTACTGGACGACGATTCTCTCCAACGCTGCGGCTAATACTCGCTTTCAGATGACGACTTTGGGTGGGCTGGATCAACTCTTTGTAGCTGGTAAATCAGACAATGAGGTTTACCTGCCATTAACAAACATCGATTCAACCCTCACGGCCTCTACAACGAGGAACGTTTACACAGCACCGAAAGCAGCTTTCATCGCGCCGTTTAATGGCGGGATGCTCGCTATGAATGTCGAGGTGAATGGAAAGAAGTACGGGGAGCGCATGTATCCCTCTTCTCCAGCTATAGGCCCAATTACCTTTGTTCAGACAGATCAGAAGGGGCTTTTGAAACAACTTCGTATCGATGCAACTACCTATTTGAAGGTAGGCATGAGCTTAGACATCTACGGCGCTGGGACGGAAGCTAAGAAGGTTTCAGGCTTGACGATCGTTTCTGTGGACAAGAAGAACAAACGATTCTCATTCGCTGATGCCACAATCGATGTAGCCGATAACGATGAGATCTGGCTCTCCGGTACCAAAGGGAAACTCAATATTTTCTGGAACGTGGACGATCCAAACACCGAAGATGCGGAATACTTTGAGACCAAGAATGGCCGGCCGATTACTGGTTGGACGGGGAATAACAACCGTCTGCTCGTATTTACCGACAGTTCTTTTACCAAGCTGGACGGAGCGAATGTCATTACTATTTCTGAAGAGATCGGCTGCGTGTCTCACGAGACGATCCAGAATATCGGCTCTTGGACGATCTGGCTACACACCTCGGGGGTCTGGGCGTACAACGACAACACAGGTGACCTGAAGCTTTTATCCAAGGCTATCGAGCCGTACGTCCGCTCGATTAACCAAGCGAACTTTCGCTTTGCCTCCGGTGGAGTGGTGGGACGTACTTATAAACTGGCCGTTGGTGAGCTGCTGCCGATCGAGAGTGTAACGACCTCAACATCGACTTCCTCAACTAGCACATCCTCTACAAGCAGCAGCACCAGCTCAACGTCGACCAGTAGTACGTCCACATCATCCACGTCCAGCTCGACAAGTTCAACGTCGACCAGCACGTCGCTTACGACTACGTCCACGAGTTCGACAAGTTTTAGCACGTCATCCACGTCATTCAGCACCAGCTCAACTTCTACGTCGATGTCCACCTCGACCAGCTCAACAACTACGACCACCGCAATATCCACGAAAAAAGTAGTGAGATTTGTTTACGACTTCGATATGAATGCCTGGTGGTTAGAAGAGCACAAACGCGAGATCCGCTTCCAGTTCAACCACACCATGCACGGATATACTAAGCCGTACTTCACCGATGACACTGGCCGATTGTTTAGAGACGAGACCGGCAACACCGACAACGGCGATTCAATCCCTGTCGAGATCGAGGTGGGTCGCGATAACTTCGGTAGCAACCTGAGAAAACAGTACAGCACGGTGATCTCAGACAGCGAGAACGCCCGGGGCGCGATCATTCAGTATGCAACTGACGGCGGGCAGCACGTAACCCTAGGTCAGATTACTAGACCTGTACAAGTCTTTGACTATCCGCAGGGGAATCAGGCTATCGAAGGGCGTGACATCAACTACAAGATCACACACAACGACAAAGGCGCACCTCCGTACTTTAACGGACTGGGAAGCTATTACTCCGTAACAGAAAGCATCCCAAACGCGGGTCAACAATGATGTCTGAAGATAAATACTCCTACGAGAAAGCAGGCTTCGACGCATTTCTCTCTCGATCAATAGACAACACGCCGCAGTTTAACCTTGACTCACGCGGCCCGGTTTCAAGACAGGTAGCCTACGACCGAACACAAGTGACCGGAACACTTGGGGATACTTTGCAGATCGGTCAGGTACGCGTAAATAGGACCAACATCACGATGTCTGACGGTACTAATGAACGCTTACTGATTGGCGAGGACAAGGGTGGTTTCTAGTGGCCGAAGATTTTGGGGTTAAAGTCTCCCAAGCCGGTAAGGAAGTCGTCGGGGCAGGAGATCAAGACTTACTGTTTAGTTCATCCTGGCCGAACCTGAAGATCGTTTTTAACGGTCGTATTCGCGCAACCACACGCGAGGTTGTCGAGCCAGGCGTTAGCTCGGGGATTGTGATGAAGCACAACCTCAAATACGTTCCTTTTTTTATTCCATACAAGATTGTAAAGCCAGGCGATGCCGGGTCTACCAGCAGCAAGGATGAGTACTCGATACGGATGGATTTTCCGATCTCAGCAGACAAAGACTATATTTACTTGTCAGCGTCGACTGGAGGAGCTGCCCGGGTTGCTTTCGACATCGGTTTAATCATTTTTGCTCTCGATATTGAGAAAAACTTCAAGGCTCCTAATATCGATGCGGGAACCTCTTCGGCTGCTGGCAAGAGCGACGATGTTGGTATCAAGTTCACTAAGGAAGGCAAAGATATATCGTCCAACGACCTGAGAGACTATCTGATTCACTCTCGTACTCGCAGCCCGATGGTACACGAGGTCTTCAACCAGCTCCCATCAGAATCAGGCAGTACATCCGTGCTCAAGGATTTTGTCTACACGCATGATCTGCCGTACAATCCAATGTTCTTCCTATTCGGGCAGGAGAGCAATAAGACGCTCGCTCCGAACAACGCCTATGCGTTCATAACCAGCCCGTTCCCGGTTGTTACCCAAGGGAGTACGATCAGACTGCGAGACTGGAGCCTTAATAAAAGAGTCTCAATCGTCGTCTTAAAAGACCCGTTCATTGTGGACGACAACATCCAGAAGGTAGTCGTATGACCGATGTTTTCCGGGTATCGAAGCAAGGAACTGACCTCAAGTACTCCTCTCCGACTGATCTGGTAGTTGATACCAAATACCCACACTGGAAGTGTGATCTGAAACGTAACCCGAGGCATTATGGATTTGTCGACGCCGATGTATCTCTGGCGGCTGGGCAGTCTGTTACGATCTTTAGTGCTGAGCACGGCTACCGTTATGCTCCGAGTTTCCTCATCATCTGGACATATCCGGCGGGGGCGGGTATTCAAGAACAGACCTACGGTATGGGCTTGCTCGAAGACTTCCTGCCACTTGCATCCTCATTTGTCACGAGAATAAACGATACTTCCCTGACGATTGTCGGGGATAACTCCATAAATTCAGATGCGCTTTCGCATGTTTCGGTTCAGTTTAGATTCTACATCTTTGCTGAAGACTTCCCACTCTATGACTACATTATTGAGCTGGACGAGAACACGCACAGCCCCCGCCATTTATAAAAAAGAGTTGTGTCCTGTAGTAACTTGTGATATTTTACAACACAATGAAGAACCGCAACTTGAGAATTGCTCTTGCATGTCTTGTATTGTTTTCGGGCTATTGGTTTGGCTACCGGCCATTCAATACGAAGAAAACTTGTCATACTCTGGCAAACAACAAAATTATAGAAATGGGTTACTCTGATGATAGTGACGCCCAACGGGCGTACCTAGTTTACTATGAAGCATGTTTGCATAGACGTGGCTTATAGGAGCCAGACCCTTGTAGCCTCTTGAAATCTGTCCACATAATGTGGATATGGCAATAAGCGTAGGTGTAGCGAATCCAGGCAATATTTCAGGTGTCGGCGTTGCACAGCCTGGGCAGATCTCTGGAGTAGGCGTAGCCCAGCCGGGACGCATTACTAGCGTGGGGAATGCTACCCCTGGTACGATCAGCGGTGTAGGTGTTTTAGGTAGCCTAAATAACGCAGCGATAGCTGGAAACGCATATGTAAACCAAGCTCAAGTCGATTATCAAAAGCTGATTCGAGATGCACTTTCAAAGATAGGTGCTCAACAACAGCCAGTTTATGCTCCCAGGTTGGATTTTGCAGCTATTAATGCTCAATCAAGGGCAGCGGCAGAGAATGCGGTCAACCCGCTTTATACTAGAAAACTAAATGAATTTCTGGCGGAGCAATCAGCAAAGCGTGCCCGCCAGCAGCAAACATTTGAAACTGCCAATAAGATCCTTGAAGAAGATCTAGGCCAAGCTCTCGGAGCTAGTGAGTTACAACGTAGTCGAACGGCCGAAGACGTAGCTACCAACATTGGGCAGACTAGGCAGCAAGAACAGCAATTTCAAGAAGACAGCGGTACCCAATTCGAGGATCAACGGCTGGCCCAAGCGAGAGCACAGGCTGCTTCGGGTATTCTAGGTAGCGGCGCTGGTCAGCGTCAAACTACACAGGCCACTGGAGCGCGGAATACTCAAGAAAAGCGGCAAGTAGAACAGTTTAACCAGGCAAGGGCGGCACAGGAATTGTTTAAGACCCGATCATTTGAAGACCTACTCAAGTCTGATGAGCTGAGCAAGCTGAAGACGACCAGAGGCAAAGAGGCGGCTAAGTTCGATCTTGATGCTTATATCCAGGATCTTGGATTTGAAGAAACGAAGACTCGCTCGCAACTTGAAGAGGAACGGCTAGGTTCAATCCAGAAAGAGGTGGAAAATCAACGCTCTGGCTTGGTGAGCAACTTCATTAACTCGATTCAGAACGCGGGACAAAGAGACGCGGCGTTTAGGGCTTACGGAGGTATGTTGTAGTGCCCCCTTCACCATTAGGGAACTTCCCCGAACTAGCCCAAGCCTATGCTAGTTCCTTTGATCGGGTCGGTCGTCAGACTCAGAACGCTGGGAATGAATATAACACCGGTGTGCAAGCCCAAGCAGAACAAGCTCAACGAAAGGCCAGTCTTGAGGCTGAATCCCAACGCTTGAAAGATATGACCGATCCAAATAAGTATCAACTCCGTCAAAAAGAAGATGGTGGGTACGACTTCTTTGACCCAGAGGGCAACCAAATAGATGTCGCTACTTATACGCAAAGAACTGGCCAACGTGCAGCCGATGTGCTTAAGGACTCTCAAAATCCTATCGATATTCAGTACGTTGAAGATTTCAATAATCTTCAGGGGTTCTTTACGGCTTTGGTGAATAAGGACACCAAGTCTATCGAGGCGTACAAGAAGCAGCAACCGAACCTTTCAAAATACGAAGGCGCGGGTGGTATGGACAAGTTGACACAAGATTTCAAAAAATACTACCAACGATACTACGTTACCAGACAACAAGATCCCAATGCCTGGGGGACTCGTCCTCAGCAAGGTACTCTCGTACCAAGCTCTCAGATGGTAGCTAGGGCTCCCCAAGGTGGTGGCGGCTTTGAACTATAGAGAAGAGCTATGGCTGTATTAAGTTTTTTAGCAGATATTGTCGACGCCAACACTGAAAGAGACAAGAAGAAGCGTCAGCAACGGGGCGAGCCTGAACTGTACGCAGACCAGCAGCGGGCAAGAGGCATAACCAGACCCGTACAGAATATCGGGCAACAACTGGTCGGTAATACGCTGCGCTTTTTGAACACTGTTAAGGCCGGAGGCGGAGGGGCTTTAGGGCTTGGCGAGACTTTTGCAGCGTCTATAGGTGGCAATAACCAGGCTTATGAACGTGCCAAGCAGGGTACAGCAGAAACCCTTAAAAAAGATTTGAGTCCGACGGGTGGTTTACTTGGGGCTGGGACCCTCTTTGAGAATCCTGGGCAGGCTCAAAACATCGGTGCCAGTGATTTAGCCAAGAAGACAGTAGGTGGTGGATTCGGTGTTGCATCTGAAGTTCTACCAATACCGTTCGGAAAAGCCGCCGAAGGTGCGAGTCTCGCTACACGGGCAGTGCGGGGTGCTGCTGCTGGTGCTACCGGGGCAGGGCTTAGTAGTGCCGCCGAGCAACTTGTCCTGAAGGGGTCTATAGACCCCAGAGAGTTGGCAAAAAGTACTGCCTTTGGAGCAGCCGTAGGAGGGACTGTACCTGTTGCTGGATCAGTTATTCGAAATCGCATACCATTGAATGAAGGTGGTTTCGTGAAGATACCAGACGATATTATGTCTCGGCTATCAAAAGCTACCGACGAAACAGAAGTAAGAAAAGTCCTCAAAGACCTTCCTGATGATGTGTCTGCCCGTGTCGCCCCAGCAATTGCACAGACCAAAGACCCAAATATCATCCAGAACATAATCAATCGAGCAAATGAACCAAAAATCTCCGACATAGGTGGCGCACGACCTTTTAATGACATCCAGAAAAATATTGAAGCTGCTCATAATGCCGGCGACAATGTAACCGCTTCCAAGCTCATAGATCAACTCCCCGTTGAAAACCAAGGGGCGATGCGATCCGCGCTAAATATCCCGCCACCCCAAGAAGTACCGGCCGCACAACGCGTTATAAGCGCACTTGATGAAGCGTCTAAGCAAAGAGGTACCCAAGAACAGCTTTACAGTGCTGAACGTTCCAAGCGTTTCGCCGCCGCCAAAAGTGCGGGTGCTAAACTACCAGGGACTGAAGGCTACAAAGCAGAACTCCGTCAGCTAAAAGGCGAACTGCCGAAGGTAGACTACCGAGGGCTGGCTGAAACAGTGGCTCCAGATGAGCAAGAGAAACTATTCTCTGAATTACGTTCACAGGTACAAGGGCTTGGCTTGCAAACCGGGCAGAGCATCAGTACTCAAACAGCACTTCGGAAAGTTATCTTTGGCGAAGGGGGTGTACCGACTCGCAGCGAAATACAGTACTTGCGCAACGCGTTCGGTGATGACTTTGCCGAAAAGGTTGTAGACAGTATATCGGGGTTTGAGAAAGCGAAGAACCTCGCGTATGAAGTTGCAGGTGTTCCCCGTGCCTTGATGGCAACCGCCGATGTGTCCTTTGGTCTTCGACAGGGGTTGGCTGCTGGAACAAGACATCCAGTATTGTTCGCTAAGAACTTCGTTAAGCAATTCAAATATCTTAAAAGCGATGACGCGTTTAAGGAACTCACCCAAGAGATAACTAGTCACCCCAATTATGATCTCATGAAAAAAGCACGGCTAGCTATTACAGACATAGCGGGTGATAGCGCAACAAATCGTGAGGAGCAATATGTATCGACTCTTGCAGAAAAAATACCTGGCCTCGGAAGAATCGTCAGAGCGTCGGATCGAGCATACACCGGTTTTGCTACGTCAATGCGAGCCAATATCTTTAACGGGCTTATCGATGAGGCTGATCGGGCCGGAATACCGCTTTCGGATAAATTACTACGTAATCTGGGAGAGGTAGTTAACACCGGAACGGGGAGAGGTAGCCTCGGAAAATTGGAGGCATCGGCCCAAAACCTCAGTACTGCGCTATTCGCCCCTCGCCTCATAGCATCACGTCTTCAGATGTTCAATCCGCAGTACTATATCAAACTCGACCCGCTCGCCAGGAAAGAAGCCCTCACAACCTTGCTATCACTTGGAACCGTAGTCGGAAGTGTCGCCGGGATGGCTAAATTAGCTGGAGCAGATGTTGAAGCTGACCCACGAAGCTCGGACTTTGCCAAAATTAAAGTAGGGGATACTCGTTTCGACATCGCGGGAGGTTTCCAGCAGTACGTCAGACTTGGCGCACAGCTCGCAAGTGGCAAGATTATTAGTTCTACGACTGGCTCAGAGATGACACTCGGTGGTGATGGTTATCGACCTCTAACTAGAGCGGATATTCTTGCGAGGTTTGCGCAAGGTAAAGAGAGTCCTGTTGTTTCTTTTGTTACCGACCTGCTCAAGGGGGAGGACTTTGCCGGCCAGCCCATAGATGTTAAGGATGCGGTCGTGAGCCGCTTTATTCCGCTTGTCGCTCAAGACTTGGCTGACATATATGGCCAGCGAAGGTACCAAGGCGAGTCTGTTGGCAAGAGCGCCACTACTGCCGTCGGTGTTGCTCCGCTAACAGCAACCGGCGTCGGGACACAAACATATGGAACATTCAACCGAGGCGTTAGCGATAATCAACGAGCATATTTGAAGTTCCTCGATAAGCAAGGCGCAAGTAAAGAAGAGCTTTCTGCTAACGAGAGATTCTTTAAAGAACTTGGTCAAGCAAGCGGCAAACGAACTACGGTCAGCAAGAAGATAAATGATGCTATTGCTGAGGATGATCCAGCTAAAGCTACGCAATTGGCCGAGGAGTATAACAAGATGTTAGCCGAAGGGATGACCCGGTGGGTCAAGAAATACGGCGAAGAGTATGGCAGCTCAACTCTGCAAGAGGCATACAACAAGCGGAAACTGTCGACTAGTCCTCAGTCGTTTAACAGTAGACAGAAGAGTGTCAAGCGTGCGGAACTCTTAGGAACAAGGTAATTAAGGAGATCTTATGGGCATATGGAAAAAACGTCTCGTGGATGTGGCTACAAAGAAAAACCAAAAAAAGGGCATTACTAAAATTCGATACATGTACACCAAAGATGAAAAGATGATTGCCAAGAAAGAAATCCCAGCAAACATCTTTGAACTTCTGCAAACACAAGACGAAGTGGACGACACCAATCTTTCGCTAGAACAGCCGTGGAAAGAGTGTATTTTTTGTAGTGAGCGTGCCACCAAGAGTCGTTTCGTACGTCTCCAGACGGTTGATCTGTGCAATGAACACTACTTCAGTATGAACGTAGGGAAGATTGCTCAAAAACTGAACGAGACTCTTCATGCCAGCGCACGATGATTTCGTATCTCTGGCGGGGATCATTGATGGTGAGGGGCATATAGCCCTGGCACGTTCAAATGGTCTTTGGCACTCATTGAGATTATCAATAGGATCAACTAGTTTTGAGCTAATAGAGTACCTGAAGGACACGTTTGGTGGAAGTTACTACGTTAGCGCTCGAACGGGTCAGTACGGAAACAACAAGCGGTCCTGGCATTGGTCAACAAGCGGGAAAAATCTTTACAAGATATTAGACGAAACCATGCCTTACTTGATAATCAAAAAATCCCACGCCCTCCTAGCATTGGGATACAGAGATACGATGATTGATGGGCGTACCCAAAGACTCACTGACGATATCATTAAGGCAAGAGTCGAGATAGCAGACAAATTTAAGCAACTAAACGCCAGAGGCTTAGACAGTTTACGCAAGCCGACAACTGGTATTACATGAGAACGTGGGCCGCATCGCCCAAAAACTTAACGAGATCAAGGAGCCACAACATGCCTAAAGTTAAAGGGAAAGAGTTCCCCTACACCGCAAAAGGTAAGAAGGCGGCCAAAGCCTACAAGAAAAAGCTCAAGAAAGGTAAGTAATGCCACTAAAGAAGGGTCGATCAAAGAAAGTTATCAGCCAGAATATTCGTGAGTTACGTCATTCTGGCAGACCTCAGAAGCAAGCCATTGCTATTGCCTTTTCTAAAGCTCGCAAGTCTAAGAAGAAATAATGACATGGACCCCATTCCCACATTCCTAGAACAAGCAGGCTTCGGCTTTATGGCAGGTATATTCCTCTGGTTGTATTTAGGCGAACGCAAGGACCACAAAGACACTCGCAAAGAGCTGAGTGCCATGCAGGAAGCCCGGCGCTTGGACGCGGTGGAGACGCGTACAGACGTGACTTCAATCCTGCCAGGCATCTCCCAGGCTTTAGCGAATATCAGTGACAAGATCGAGATAAGTAAGGCGAGGAAGCGATAATGTGGTTTCGGAAAACACGGCCGGTTGAACCAACAGAGACAGTGGAAGTCGCCGCCCACAAACGCGCCACCAAGCGTCAGATCACCGATGTCAAGAAGCAGAGTGCCAGCGTGAACCAGCAGTTTGAGGACAACGGGTTTACCTTTCAAATCTATCTAGCAGCCGGGGGTAAACACCTAGGGGGAGGAAAATGATGGACATCAAGACGTTAACCTTGATCTTTCTCGGCCTGCGGCTTGTGTCTATGGTGTTCATCGTGGACGTTATCAAAAAACAAGTTCGCTTACTCCGCCGACCGGTTGACCCAAAGCTTAAAAATATGCGGATGGTCCTGCTTGGGGTTTCCCTGGTGATTTTCCTGGGGAACCTGATCCCTATTGGTATAGATATTGCTACCCAATTCGTTGAAACTGGCCGCCCGACTCCCGTAAGACCCATCAGCGTCGCCTACGGGCTGTCTAGCAACATACCCGCCTTGCTATCATCGATCCTCATTTGGCTGCTCTATAAGATGGCTGAGAAGGCGCTGAAGGAGGGAAAGTGATGCAGGCTCCTAGCTCAAACAGAATCACCCAAACCGCCCACGGCCCATACAACGCGGTCGATTATTCTTACACCCCAGATATAGACTTCTATGCCCCAGAGGACGGCAAGGTTGTTTTCTATCAAGAATCTGGAAGCTGTGGGAACAACCTCCAACTTTTAGGCAAGACTGGTCGACACGGCTTCTGTCACCTTGAGACGGCTTATGTGAAGGTCGGGGACCAAGTGAAGCGCGGCCAACGTTTGGGGAAGATGGGCTACACGGGCTACACCGAGCCCAAAGGTCCAAATGGGAGGCATTTGCATTGGGTGCTTCAACTTCCAAACGGGATTTACGCATACCCACCGGACTTTATTAACGAAGCTTTCAACCAAAAGGAGGAAGACATGATAGACGACGCTGGAGCAAGAGAACTTTTAACGTTAAGTGGGATTCTCGCCCAACCTGGAGACAAACCGGACAGACAGCCTACGTTAGAGGAAATCAAGAACCTCATTGGGAAATCTTACCCCCAAGCAATGAGAGAAGTCCGTCAATACCAACCCTGGAAGAATAATCTAGCGAAGATCAAATACTACGACGCGGACATCGAGACGGCCCGGAAGCAAACCATCAACCGGGATACCGCACTGGCTTATCTAACCAATAACTTGAAGTAAGGAGGTTAGCGTATGACCGAAATAACAATAATTCAGTAGGAAAGTTTGTACCTTAACATCACGGGCAAGTTTAGTAAGGAAAAGTCATGAAGCAGAAAGTAAAGTTAGTATTCGCACGAAGTTACGTAGAAAACCCGACTAGCAACGATTGTTTTGCGGAGACAATCCATATCGAGTTGCCAAGTCACATAAAACAAGCACATCTAATCTCAGCTCGCAGCTATCAGCCGGAAGAGATGAAAGACTCTCACACGCTCGGTGGCGACGACACTGCGACGATTTGGGATTACCACGATGAGCAACATCTCGTAGGAAAACTGCTCACCTATATAGATGCGACCTATTCAGACAAAGAGCAGCGGCAGGCCCATAAAGACATCTTGAAAGATGTTGTGTATGGGTACTTCCAAGAATTGAGAACGCGTGCCATACAAACCGTGAAGGCCTATCCAGATAAGTAAACATTAACCACCTTGCCCGTGGTGCTAGGGTACAACCTAGAGAAGGAGGATATATGGACATACCAAAACTCTACGCAGAGTATAAAAAGGCTTTTATGGCCGCTCTCGCTGCCGCAGGTGTGATTTCAGCCGCTTTAGCGGACTGGAGCCTCACGACGGAAGAAGGCGCTGCAATCGGCGCTGCGTTGGTCGGAGTGTATCTTGTTTGGAAAGCTAGAAACGAGGTTCTATGAGTGTATCAGCACTACTAATCGGATTGTTTCTGGTAATGTACGGTGTCACCTCGCTTCACTGGGTGACTATCTCAGCTGAAGTCCTGGGATTGGTGGCTTTTATCGCCGGACTCGCCGTCTTGTTTGAGGGCGCGGTGGTAAAACTCGTGAAACGAGATTGAGATTTAGCCTGAAATAAACTATAATGAGCTTTCTGTAAGAGAGTCTGTACTGGCAAGTGGAGGCTCTTTTACTTTTTACTTGACATTCTCATCCATCTTTGATTAGATACTTATCTACTTACCTTGATTGGCCTCGGAACACATGTTTCGGGGCTCTTTGAGTTCCTAACAAAGAAAATACCAATACAAACAACGGACTGCTTACGAACGTGCCAAGCGTTTGCTTAAAAGGTCGGTGAAAGCCGGTGGCACATCTTGGCGCTTTTACTAAGCAGTTCGCAGTAGGGGAGAGCCATTTGAAGGCCAGACATCCTCTGGTAAAGCGAGAGATCTAGCAACGCCCCCTGATTTCTTCATGGTTTTGTAACGATTTTCAATCGCTTCACGTTCAACTCCGCTGGTATCGGTAAAGAGGGATTGTAATAGCTTCTAGAAGTAGAAGAAGGGGAGGTTATGGCAAAAAAACAGTATACAGAGAAAGATTACGCTGTATACGAGCAAAATATGTTCTGGGCAAAGCAAGCCTATCGTCAGTACGAGCTTTTGGAGAGGCGTGCCAGCAAGCAGGTTAACAACAAGCCTGTGAGAAGCATGACCCCAGAGGACACTAAGCTGATTAAGGAGAAACACCTCTGGTATGATCGGTGGCAGACACACCTGCGGATAGCAAACAGCGTCCTAGAGTAACACAATCTTAAATAAACATTAAACAACAGGTGGACAATCGGAACATACGCTTAACAGACACGTTCCGATTTTTTAGAAAGTAACAACAGGGGTGACGCGAGAAACGCTCATCCTTTTTTAGTAGGAGAAAACAGAGTTGCTTAGACGACCAACTAGATGTATTACAGGTATAGCCACTTATATAACAGAGGTTAACCTTTACAGACTGTTATGCGTAGCGAACCAATCAAAGAAGGTTCGTAGAATGGGCTCCCTTGAAAGTCGCCTACCTACGAACCTGGCCTCATATAATACAGACCCCGAAGCAAAAATCAAGGGGGTAGTATGACTATCTCTGAAGCGTTTGATTTATACATCTTTGAGGGGATCAAGCTCCAGGGAGGAGCGCAGAAAACCCAAGCGAACTATGTCACGGCTAAAGCATCGATCCTCCAGGCCGTCGGGGACATACCAATTGCTTTAGTTTCTCTAGATCACGTCACTCGCTGGAAGTTATATATGGACTCCCGGGGGAATCAGGTTAACACCATCAAAGGTAACCTCGGTAGATTGAGAAGTATCCTCGCGTTCCTTAAGGTTCGGGGGATTGCGGTCATGGACTACCGGGACATCACCTTACCTAAGGTCGAGAGAAAGGGCATCCAGCCTTTAGATTACAAGGAAGTCCAACAGATTATCGACGTCGCTTCCAACCCGAGGGATAAAGCAATCGTAGCGTGTTTGTTTTCTACGGGATGCAGAATATCCGAGCTTTTGAACTTAAACAGGGGTGAGATTATAGACGGAGCAGCGAGAGTCATGGGGAAAGGGAGTAAGATCCGTCCAGTGTACTTTGACAAGACCTCCCTAGAGCTTCTAGGAGCCTATTTAAACAGCCGGAAGGACAAGCTGCCTCCGCTTTTCATCTCAGGTCAGTATCGCCGTCTGACGGTCTCCAGGGTGGAGCAGATTCTTCATGTCTTAGCGAGTGAAGCCGGGATTGAAAAGAACGTCACGCCGCACGTCTTCAGGCATTCGACTATCACGGACTACATCAAGAACGGGGCTGATATGTATGCGGTTCAGAAGATCGCCGGCCATGCCAGTATTCAAACGACCTTAAATATTTACACCCACGTTTCGGACAAGTACACTAAAGAAGCATTCGAAAAGTTCCATTCGCGTTGACAAACATATAGGCTCATGCTAAACTGTGTTTAGTTCTTTAAAAACCTAAAAGACACCACTTGCCGAACGAATTTATACCTATCCAAGTGGCGGGACCAAATCACCTCTGATGATTCGGTAATCGCATTCGCAGGTTCGAATCCTGCACCCCCAGCCAATTTCTCGACTAGCGCTCTGAAATCTCTTGAATATCAGCCTGTATTTTCTTGTTAGCCGAATACTCTCCGTCAAATATAATCTGCAGCAGAACCTGCTTTGAATCTGATGAACTCGATTTTATGAAATCGTTCATTACTCCTTCGTGCATTTTTGTACCAGGTTTCTTCGATAGTTAGTCCTGAAGCGGTTAGGGTTCTCATATTTGGGTAGGGCATGGGGCCACTGTCAGTGTGGGTTCTTTCGACAGCTGCCTTTTCCTGATTCGGGCGTTCACCACCAAGCAGGTTGTATAGTTCATCTAACAGCTCTAGCCACGCTTCCGTCTCACTCATCTCAGGGCTGAGCTCTACTGCACAGTCCTTATAATCACCTGTGCTCACAACACTATCTACAAGTCGCGCGAAGATCCGGCAGTCATCTCCCTCACCCAACTTACTTGCTATGGTACTGATAGGGCCAATATCCACGTCCCTTCCGAACCTGGAAAGACAGGAAGCCAGCTTCACGAGTGCTCTGCTTATAATTTCCGCATGCCTAGCTTCTGCCGAGTCCACTGAGCTCCCATGTTCATCATCGCTGCGCTTCACTTGCTTAGCTACTGTCCTTATAACATTGCCCAGGAATTCCCGTGAGTCCGGAGTGGTTCCGATGTTGTGTCCTGCCGGCAATCGAAACACCGTGATGCCCGGTCCTATGTCTCGGGGATCGTGTGCATCTCTATAAGCGAGACGGCCCAAAAAGCTTTTTCCAATAACTTTCCAGTAACTTTCGGCAAACCCAGGGGGAGTTATTAAGTCATACGTACCGAGAAGATCCACAACCGAAACTCCAGTGGCAAGCAAGTTTGCCGTAACCCGGTAGGTGCTACGGTCACGCCAGTCTTTGCCATCGAAGCCCCATTTTGGATATGCTTGAACGATCCCGCCATAACCGCCCTCAGGGATAGCTTCCTCGGGGAAACCGAGATCCGCAAAGTATCGCTCAATAATTCCTTTCAGGATTCGCTCCCGCTCGTCAACGACGGGTTCAATCCTAACGGTATCCGATTTTGGGAGAGCTATACGGCCGTCGAGCGTACTAACAACTTGTTTTTTGTCATTGAGCAAGTTTTCAGTAAAGGACTTGACGTCTACTTGCAGATTCTCCTCGAACAATCCACGCGGCAGGCCAGTATAGCGCTCCAGCCTGCTGACAATCTCCTCGCGCTCTGCTGCTGACAGTGCGTGTGGACGAGCAAGAGCGTCCGTATATATGCCATTCGCAAATTCGCGCACTTCATCAAAAAGCTCGTCAGCTGGCATAGTCTGTTCACGCTCTCCTAGACGCTCATGATACTTTGCCGTGGCTGCGAGGGACGGCAAAGGCAAAGCATACAGCCTCGGATCTTCCGGGTGGCCTATGCCACGTTGTTCTTTGCTCGCACCTGGTTGCAGAACGTTTGCTGCGTAGTCATTGAGAGGATTGATTCGCACCAGACCGACAGACTTACCGCGCTCGGCTAATAAACGAGCGGCTTCACTACTTCGAAAGGTCGAATACGAGGACATAGCAAAGACAACTGGATTATCTTCTAGTCCGTTGATTGATAGGTATGTTTCGACAAAAGCGCTAAAGGCCTGGGCATCGCGCTTGACGCTATAGTAGTGTTCCGGGTCTTTGCTACGTCCATAGCCAGTATCAGGGGCGTCGTAATAGACCAAGCGCGCCACAGGAAGAGGTGTAAACTCATTTGGAACCAAGTGTGGACGGTCAGATAATCGTCCATCGGCATGATACTCAACAACCATGGGACCAGTCCTGTTTATACCAGCCTGCGCCGGGGAAATCGGCCCACCTGGACATTCGAATACGACTACTCTTGAAGAATCGGCAACTTCAGCGATATCAAAGGCAGCAAAGCTTGCCGTAGCGCGAGATTCGGGTTGCCGGAGGTGATACGTAGTGTCTGATAATTGCACCATTCCAACTGTTGCTGCATAACCCAGGCCGTCTGGTAAACGACGACCGGATTCGACTGTTTCAGTAATCTCTGCTGTAACGTTAAGCAGGTATCCTCTTGATATCTCTCCTGGAAAAGCCATAAGACAGATAGTATAAGATTATGGCCCAGCATGGAAACAATGAACCGATCGTTTGGTCCGGCATTCGGGAGTTCGAGTCTCTCCGCCCCAGCCATGCAAGAGAAGAGCTATTCTGCTGCCAGCTCTTAGGTTCTAGAAAATGCGGCAAAAGTGACCAAGGACAAATAGGTTGCAAACGAGATGTGATATTGCTAGGATACAATTTGTTAACGATAAACAAAAAAGGAGAGAGAAATGGCAAAACCATCCTTCGTAGGAACTTCAGGCGGCCGGAGCGCTAGCTCAATGCCAAATGCCAAGTCAACTGCAGGCAAGACTAAGGCCGCAGCTAATCAGGCATCCGCCAAGGCAAAAGCTGCTGCAGCCAAAGCAAAGGGTAAGAGCAAGTAATTCCTCGAACTTTACAGCTATAGAGGAGCCCAACATTGTTTAATGAAGGGCTTCTTTTAGTTGTAGAATAAGTCAGATGGATAGGGTTGCAAAATAACATGGCACACACAAACAACTACTTCGATAATAAGTCTCTTGCACGAAAGCAGTGGATGAAAGAGAACTTCCGGGCTTCGTGGCTTAAACTGACGGTCGGTGTGGTGTTTTCGCTGATTTCAGTCGGTTTGCAGCTACTCAACCCTTGGCCCTTAAAGATATTAATCGATTCAGTCTTTGGTAAAGTTCCGGCGCCAGGTTTTTTGCGCGCTTTTACTGGCACCTATACCTTACTTGTCATCGTGGCCATCAGCTATGTCAGCTTGTATATAATCAGTGGCCTGTTAGACATCATAGATAGCTATCTCACGACATGGTTTACCAATCAACTCAGCATCAAATTGCAGACAGCGTTTTTCTATCACATCATCAATTTGCCAGAGGAAACACGGCGAAAAATCGAGAGCGGTGATTACGTCTACCGTCTGAACGAGCAGGCAGACAACCTGCCAGTGCTCATATTTAGTACTGCGGCTTCGGCACTGGCGAGTGTATTTACTATCGTGGCAGCGATTGTCATTTT